GTTTCGCGGGAAGTACTACTGCATCCCGAATGGAGACTACAAGGACATTGCGTCGATCCTGAAGACCGAACGTGCTCGACGCTACAAGCCGGAGGGCATCGGGCGAGAGCGCATCGTTCCTCCGATCATAGAGGGAAGTTGACATGGCGAACCAAACCATTCCTGGCCTCAATACCATCACCTCGCCGTCCAGTGCGGGACTGCTGTGGGTCTCGGACCCGAACGCGAGCCCGCAGGATCGAAGCCTTACGCTCGCAAACCTCCAGGCGTATCTCATAGCGAAAAACATCGGAGTGAGCCTTGTAAGTCAGGTCATCGGAGCCTCGGGAAAGGCTCTGTCGAGCACTCCGTATACACTCGCGGTGCCGTTCCCTTACGCGGTTTTCTATGTGACTACGGGGGCATCAGCGTTCGTGTTCAATCTTCCCACGGCGGCTTCTGCGCTTGGAAACGGCCCGGTGACGATTGTGAAGGCCGACAGTGGGGCGGGGGCAATCCAGATTGCCCCGAACGGGTCGGATGTCATCGACAAGGCGGGGAATGTCTCGATCTACCTCGGGGCTCAGTGGCAGAGCTTGACGCTTCAGGCTTCGGCGAGCGGACAGTGGACGGTGCTGGGAGGAACGTTTGCTCCGCATCAAGGAACCGACACGGATGGCTCGCAGTATCAGCTTGGGAAGCTGCGACATCTTCCGCTTGGGAACACTACATCTCGGCAGTTGTACAACGCGGCACCTCCGGCAACAGGAGTGTGGTCAGCCGCTGTTTCGGCGGCAGGAATCGTAGGGGTGCCTTCGGGAGCCAAGGCAGTAAGGGTAAAGGTCAGACTTGTCACGAGTGTTCCTTCGACTGCATACGGCGAACTTGTGCTTTACTTTTCGGACAACAACTCCAACACGCCTTCAGACATCACCGCGCATCCTGCCATTGGTCTTCTGGCATACACTTTCTCGGGGGGAAGTACCTATCTATGGGGCGAGGTCGATATCCCACTCAATTCAAGCGGCCAGTTCTACTTCTATAACACGTCGGCAAACGTGACGGTGGCAAGTTGCATAGTGATCATTGCAGCGGTCGGATACTACATGGGCGATTGAGACATGGAGAAAGGGAGGAAAAGCGTGGCATCCTGGGAAGCGATCTCCTCACTTACTGGCGTTGCGATTGCACTCATCGGAGGAGCCGTGGCCTTTGGACGGCTACGCCAGAGGGTGGCCGATATGGGAAAGCAGATGGAAAAAGCGGTGAAAAGCGTTGAGGATCACGAGAAGAGACTCAACGACGGGGATGGGACGTTTCGCGTGATCGACACGAAACTGGACTCGATCCTGAAAGGACAGGAGGAGACCCACAAGCTTCTCATGGACCATATCCTTTCGGGGAACGGACAGTAGATCGTGGCCCGCGCGTGGCTCAAGGATCAGCTTGCGAGAGACAAGGAATACTCGGGGACCGTGGACTACTCGCCCGAGGATGCCGAGCCGCTCATCAACGCGTGGTTCGACGTCCAGGGAGTGAATGACAAGCTTTCCTACCTGCTTGTGAATGGGGCCTTCATCCGACGGAAGGTGTCGAATGGATACGTGGAGGGAGGGCACTTCTACCGGTATGGGTGGATTCCCGAGGACCAGATCTGGTTGGAGGATTTCATGAGCGTGATCGACCAGTTCTGCACGGGGATTCACGAGACCCATGAGCGGTATCGGATGAAGTGGCTGGGGTGGAACTACGAGAAGGCGCACGCAAGCGCATCGGCCTGCGAGCAGGAGGTGAGGCTTCTCTTGGCGAAGAAAGGCACGATCATCCCGATGGTCGAGGACATTCAGAAGATCTTCGAGATGGAAGCTCAGGGCGAGGATAGTCTCCAGACCGTTGAGAGGCTTCTGAAGGCCGAGGGCAAGAAGGCCAAGGAGGCGGAGTTCCAGAGCAATCACTCGGTTGGAAAGCAGGAGTTCGACGGACTCAAGGAAAACTGACATGATAAAAGGATGGCTTCAGACCGACACGAGACTTGACCCGGTGGTGCAGACTTTCGGGTGTGCGCTTCTGTGCTCGTGCTACATCGCACCCGATACGCTCTTCCAGCCCTCGGATGTAAACTCGATGTTCGAGGCCTTGAAGGGCGTGGGATTCGTAGACGCGGAGTGTACCATACTCGATTGGGACAAGGTGGTATGGAGCGTGTCACCGAAGATGCGCTTGAAGTTCAAGGCGCTTGAGGGCTACACCTGTCAGCCGAATGAGAGGGAGATCCTGAAGTTCTACCTTTCCAACGTGAAGGAAGATCACTTCGTCGTGGGAGACGGGAAGACCCACATCGAGTGGGACTCGATGAATCGGCCCGATGTGATGAAGGAATATGCAACCTTCGTGGAGAAGGTTGTCATTACCGTGGCATAAGGGGGGTGAGAGATGTTCGTGTTTGGAATGATCGTGGGACTGCTGATCGCCGTGGGCGCGATGTTCCTCGGGTGGTTTCTCTCGAAGTACGTGAAGTTCCCGTGGTGACATGAGCGCGATCACCGACATCATCTCGGGTCTCGTGACGGGGATCGGAGACTCGGCGAGCAAGGTCATGAACTCGGCGGGTCTGCTCCCGGCGGACAAGCAGGCGGAGCTGACGAAGGCGCTGGCCGACCTCCAGCAGCAGGCCATGAAGGCGCAGACCGATGTGAACGCAATCGAGGCGGCGAACCCCAATGTGTTCATCTCGGGATGGAGGCCGTTCGTGGGATGGGTGAGCGGGATCGGGTTTGCGTGGACGGTGCTGTTCGTTCCGCTCTTCGAAGGGTTTGCGGCGCTCTTCGGGCACCCCGTAACGCTTCCTCAGACCGATCCCTTGCTCAAAGAGATCCTTACGGGGATGCTGGGAATATCGTATCTGGCACGAACGGGAGAGAAGGCCCTGGGAGTCCAGGGCAATCATTAGGAGGGCTACATGGCGGCTTTGACGGCTTCAGCGGGGATCGTGACGATCTCCAATACCACCGACACCTACACCCCGGTGACGAGCACACCGAGGTTCCTTCCGGTAGGGGTGATCGCAACGTTCTCGGTGGCGGGGAGGATCATCCTCCAGGATGCCAACGGAGTGACCTTGCTTGACATCACCGGAGGGACGAACTCCACGCAGTGGTTGGACGAGCACTTCTTCCAGAGAGGGATCGCGCTGTGGGTGGCCCCGGTGAAGTGCGCGGGGACGTTCCCGGGAGGCGGGAAGCTAAGGCTGTACGGGCTTTAGGCCATGGCCACCGCGATTGTGTTCGTCTATGCCTTCAAGGCGAACGCCCTTGAGGGGATGAATCTCGGGAGCGACTCCTACAAGGTGTTTCTCTCGGACGTAGCACCAAACGTGTCTACGATGGCAAACTACGCCGATGTGACGGAGATCGCCTCGGGAAATGGGTACACCACGGGAGGGAATGCCTGCACGGTGTCAAGCCACGGGCAGACCTCGGGGACGTACAAGCTTGTGTTGGCCTCTCCCACGGCGTGGACGGCGACGGGAGGGAGCATCGCGCAATTCCGCTATGCGTGGCTCTATGATACGACGACCAACAACCTCGTGGGGTACTACGACTACGGCAGCGAGATCAACCTCGCGGTATCAAGTACCTTCACCCTTACGTTGGACGCATCCAACGGCGTTCTCCAGGCGTCGTAGAGGAGAAGACATGGACTACGAGTTGAAAGCAGCACCGGGATTCCTGACCCTGAGTGCGAAGGGAATTGAAGACCGAAAGCGTCAGTGCTTCGAGGAGATCCAAAAGGTGCTGGACAAGTACGGGTGTACGCTCTCGGCAAGCGTCGTCGTGGACGTGAGGGAGTAGGACCATGGCAGTACAGTATTATCGACAACCTCTGGTGGTGGGAACGGTCGATGGGCCGACCCTGACTTCTGCGGCTGCGGCAAGTTGCATCCCTACCCCCTCGCGTCTGATTCTTCCCAACAACTACTGGTACATCGGCAAGGCATGGCACGTCTTCATGATGGGGCGAATCTCGTGCGTCGTGACCACGCCCGGCACGGCCCGTCTGGACTTCCGCACTGGACCGTCCGGCACGATCGTCGCGTGGGACAGCGGGGCGGTCAACCTCAACGTGGTGGCGAAGACCACGGTGCCCTGGTGGTTCGAGCTGTGGCTGACTTGCCGCGCGGTGGGGTCGGGTACGTCCTCGAACCTCTTCGGCCTCGGCATCTTCCAGAGCGAGGCGGTGGTCGGATCTCCGCTGCCATCGGCTGGAGGAAACGGCAGCGTCAACGTCCCCGTGGGAACGCCTGCGGTTGGTACGGGGTTCGACAATACGGCCGCCAACGCGGTGGACTTCTTCTTCACGCAGACGGTGGCCACGGGCTCCTTCACCGTCCATCAGTACATCGTAGAGGAGATCAACTAACCGTGCCGGGGATCGCGGCGGGGCGCCCGGGAGTAGCGTCAGGATTCGCCTCGCCGGGCAGGATGCCACGGAAAGGGATGGCCTTTCGTGGCCCGGTCTTCAACACCCGCAATGCCTCCTTGAGCGGAGTCACGCGCGATGGCTCCGGCAATCCCCTGGGAAGCTGCACCGTCCACCTCTTCCAAGCCCTGAATGACACCCAGATCTCCACCACGATCTCCGACGGATCGGGAAACTTCACCTTCCTTCCCACCGCCTCGGGACCGTTCTACCTCGTGGCATACCTTCCGGGATCTCCCGATGTCGCAGGGACCACAGTGAATACCTTGGTAGCGAGCTGATGCCGGATGTCTACCTTCGATCTGGATACGCCAATCCTTACGATGTAGTCCTTCGAGACCCGACTCACGGTGACTCTGGGACGGCTTACACGCTTACGGCAGCGGTGGGGACGTTGGCGTTCTCCGCGAAGACGGCAACGCTGGTAGCCGGTCATGGGGTCATCGCTGCGAAGACTTCGATCACCTTTTCCGCCCAGAGTGCCACGGCGGTAGCGGCACATAAGGTGAGCGCGGCAAAGACCAATCTCGTGTTCACGGCAGAGAGTGCCACGATGACCGCAGGACACGGGATCACTGCGACGAAGACGAACCTCACGTTCACTGCGGAAAGCGCGACACTCGTGGCAGCGCACAAGGTATCGGCGGGGTACGGAACACTTGCCTTTACCGCTGAGAATGCTACACTGACGGTAGCAGGCGGCCCGGTGGCGTATACACTCGTGGCGACCGTGGGGTATCTTAGCTTCAGAGGCGGGTCGGCGGACTACGAATGGCATGTGGCCCAGCCGAGCTACGCCTACCGGGAAATGGGCTCTTCGGGGTACAACTCACTTTCCCGAAGGCCGATGGGAGGGTCGTAATGGCAGGGAAATGGATTCAGAAGGCAACGGCCAGGATGAAGAAGAAAGGGACACTGGGGTCGTTCGGGAAGGCCACGGAGTCCAAGATCGCGGCGGGAAAGAAGGCCGGTGGAAAGCAGGCGAAGAAGGCCGTGTTCGCCCAGAACATGAAGCGGATTGCCGCCAAGCGAAAGCGAGGGAAGTGATGGTGGGAGCAAAGAAATGCGGGGGGAAGAAGCCGATGCCCAAGCCTCCGATGAGCGGGAAGAAGTGACATGCCGAGACTCGGTAAGTCTGCCAGCAAGAAGGCCAAGAGAGAGCGAGTGCGAGAAGAGATGCACAAGTTTGCCCACGGAACCCTCAAGTCCTCCAGTGGGCAGAAGGTCACCTCGCGGAAACAGGCGGTAGCCATCTCGCTTTCCGAGAGCGGGCAGGGAAAAAGGAAGAAGAAACGTCGCGGATAAGGGTGTGGCTGGAAATGGTAGCCGTGGCGGTGCTCGCGTGGATTCTTCGGGATCTCATCGACTACCAGGACAAGCATCACGACTACGCAGGGCACCCGCCGTTTGACCGCTGGAAGAGAGACGAGAAATGAAAGAGATACCCCTGACCCGAGGCAAGGTTGCTCTCGTAGACGATGCGGACTTCGAATGGTTGTCCCACTTCAAGTGGAATTGTCGCCCCAACCACAAGGCATTCTACGCCTTCTCTTGGATAGACGGCCACTCTGTTTCCATGCACAGATTGATCTTGAACCCTTCAAGAAAAGATTCTGTGGACCATATCAATGGAGACGGACTTGATAATCGAAGGGAAAATCTCCGTATTTGTACTGCATCACAGAACACAGCCAATACCAGAAGATTCCGTGAGGGATGCTCTTCCAAGTTCAAAGGAGTAAGCTGGAGAAGGTCGAGAAACCGATGGCTGGCCTACTATCGAAAGGATGGTAGGTTCGTAGGCTTGGGTTCCTACAAGGATGAAGAAGAAGCTGCAAGGGCCTATGATGAGGCAGCGATAGAAGTCTTTGGAGAGTTCGCGTACACGAACAAAATGGCAGGGCTACTGTAATGTCGTACAGCGTCGGAGACATGATAACTGAGGTCTACGAAAATCTTGGAGAGAGCACGGACTTGTATCCGTATGGAGCTACCTACGGTACAGTAGATCTCACGACAGCAGGGGCACAAAAGATTCTCAAATGGCTTGGTCGTGCGTATCGGAAGGTATGCTCAACTCAACTTTCCGACGGGACATTCGTACGGTTTCGATCGCTGGAGCGCCGGAGCTTCTTCCAGAACTCGGTCGTGACGGGAACGGTGGCGTCGGTCCCGGGAACGAACCAGGTGGCGATCACGGGGCTCATCGCGATGACCAACAAGTACGTCAACTGGATCGTGGACATCGGCGCGGCCAACGCAAGCTCTCAGGGCTCGGAGCAGCACCTCGTCATCGCGAGTGACAACTCCACATCTCCGGTCCTGACGCTTGCGGACAACCTTCTTTCCACGCCGACGGTGGGGACCACCGTGAACATCTATAAGAAGTGGTGGGCCTGTTCGCTCAACTCGGGAACGGGCTACCACACGAATGAGTTCATCCCTGTCGATCCGAAGGAGGATTTTGCATCGGCTCTGTGGATCTACGACGTGCAGATGCAGAAGGACATACGGAGGTATGACGAGCGAACTCCCCTCTACAAGCAAGTTTTGACGAACCTGTACCCGGCGATGTTCTGGGACCTTGAGACCCCTGCGGGCGGGTGGTATGCGTCGGGGATCGGCGGGGGGATCGAGTTCGACGTGGCTCCGGTCAACTCGATGGTCTTCGAGCTTCATTACTACGGGTTGAGTGAGGCGCTATTGACCACGAGTCAGTTGCCGCTTGTCCCGGATCAGTTCTCCGAGATGATCGTGAAGTGGGCCACGAAGACCGGGATGCTCCGGGATCGTGAGTGGGACGGGGCGTACGCCCTGAGAAAAGAGTTCGAAAGCGACATGCAGACGGCGATCCAAGACGGGGCGCTTCGGTTTGAGTACGACTTCCCCAGCCTTTGGATCGAAGAGGACCGGTAGAAGATGCCCGGTGACTCGCCGAACTTCCCCCAGACCAACCCCCAGGACCAGAGCCAGCAGTACCAGAAGCAGTTCTTTCCGTTCAAGGCGTTTCAGTTCGACGACCCGAATGTCACGAACCCGCCGACGCTGACGCTTTCTTCTCCATGGCTTATGAAGGCTTCGGGAACGTTCTCGGGAACGGGGACGGGTCTCACGAATGCGGTCTGTGACACGGCAGCGAACCTTGCAAGTTCCAACCCCGTACTCCTGAAGGGTCAGATCGGCTACGAGACGGACACGAAGTACTTCAAGATCGGGGATGGGAGCACCGCGTACAATAGCCTTTCCTACCAGTGGAAAGCGCCCTACGTGGATCCGTCGACGAAGGCCCCCCTTCCGCAGTCGGCTTCGGGAGTGGGGCAGTGGGAGGTCTTCAACGGAGGCGCCCCCAATACCGCGTTGAACCTTCCCGCCGGAGGAACGTGGGCTTACTTTTCATGGATTTCCAACTTGAGCACGGGGACCTCGGGGGGATGGAACGCTGGTATCGCGGCGGGTGGGACGCAAATCCAGGCGGCCTCCCCATCGAACACCGGTGTCGCTCTTGCTTGGAGGATCGCATGATCGACTTCACCCAACCGGTCTACGCCCGCGCGGACGGCTCCTACGTAGTCACTTTCAACGGTCTTCCATATCAGGTTCTCCCCTCCGACCCTCTCATGGCGCAGGTGCAAGCGTGGCTCTCGCAGGGCGGGGTAACACAGACCGAGCCCGTTCCTGTGGCCCCGCCGCCGGACCCCGTGGCGCAGGCCAACGCGACACTTGCCCAGATGACCCTCCAAGCGATCAATAACCTTGTGGCGGTGCCGGCGAACGCGACAGCCTTCGGGGCTACATTCATCCAGGCATGGAAAGCGGCATGGAAGGCGGCGGGTAACTAAATGGCAGGACCGAAACCGGGCGCACCCGCTCCATTCTTCTCGATGGGATTGCCGACTCCTCAGGCACTCGTGACACGGCCGTTCCTTGGGATCGACTGGATGGACTCACCACTCAATCTCAAGCCCGGGAGCCTCCTTGACGCGCAGGGGGTGACGATCCGGCCGAGGGGACTGTATCGAAACTCGACGTATGTCTCGTCGTTCGGAGGGGCCACGTGGAGCCCGGCGGACAACCCGCTTCTCCTCGTGGGAACGTGGGGAACGAACGGAATCCAGTACCCGTATCTGTTCACGGAGAACTACATCTTTCTCCTCTCTCTCGCCGGCTACACCCAGCAGACGTGGAGCTACGCGGTAGGAAACATCGACACGAGCGGGACGGCGGTAACGCCGCACTCGGGATCGACGCCGTTGTGGAAGACCCTTGGAATCCTTGCAGGTGACACCCTCACGGTGAACAGCGTCATCTACACGATCGCCTCGGTGAACAGTGACAGCTCGATCACGTTGGCATCGTCGGCAGGCTCGCAGTCGAACAAGACCTACAGCATCACGCGGGGAATGCACGCGGGAAACCCGTGGATGGTCGATGCATGTAACGCGACGGACGTTACCCTCGGGCCGATGCTGGTCGTGGCCACGTACAACAACCAACTCATCTACATCAACCCGGCGACGGCGGCGATCACAAACCTTACGGCGGCCACCGCGAAGCAGCCGTCCACGGGAGGATTCACCGCCGAGTGCGTGATGTACTTCCTGGGAAGGATCTTCGCGGCGCATCTCAACGACGGGACGAACGGAGAATCTCGTCAGGTCGTTCGGTGGAGCAAGGCCACGGACCTAACGGACTTCTCCGACCCCACGGCGTACATCAATCTTTTGGGCCAAGGGAGCGCGTTCTCGGGGGCGGTGAGAAGGATGGTCCCGATGGGGGCCACGGCGATCGCCTATCTCGATGATGCGCTCATCGTGGGGACGGCGAGCAACACGCCGAACCTTCCCCTTGCGTTCCAGCAGGTACCGTCGGGAGGGATCGGGATTGCGGGGCCGAGGGCAGTGGCCTCGGTGGTACTCCCGCGCGATGAGCAGAACCTCTGGGGATTGAACATCTCGGGGCACTTCTTCGTCGGGCAGGATAACATCTACTTCCTCTCCGCCTCTTCTCTTACCCTCCAACCGGTTGGGTCGAAGATCGTACGGGATAGCGTGCAGAAGTGCCAGAACCCCGAGCGTATTCAGACCGTCGTGGACTGGCAGACGCGTCGTGTCCGTTTTGGGTTCCCTCGATCCAATACCTACATCGAGAACATCTACGACTACGATTGGGAGACCCACGAATGGGCCTATGAGCCGAGGAAGACATGGATGCTCGGGGACCCGTTTCTCACGCAGTCCCTTTCCGCCCAGAGCATCTACACGGTAACCGGGAATGCGATGGCTCTTCTTGGAAGCTCGACTCTCATGCTCGTGAACTTTTCCAATCAGGCGGTTCAAGCCCGTGGGATCTACATGGAACAGAGCGGGGCGCTGTGGGCGTACCTGGGAGCAGAGAACGCCACGAACCCCGATGGGACGGCCAACGTCATCTCGGTCCAAACCCAGGACTACGACGAGGGCGCCCCCGGGATGGTGAAGTTCTGGCGGATGCTTCGCTTGAAGATCGCATGGGACACCGCACCGGCTTCGAACATCGTGATCGCGGTTTCCATCTCACTCGATCTCGGTCAGACGTGGAGGAGTGTCGGGAACCTCACCGTGCGCCAAGGTGAGACCGAGGGGTGGGTGAACTTTCGAGCGACCGGCCCCCATATCCGCTTCATGTTCTCCTCGGTGACAGCGGTGACCCCGTACTACATCGTGGAGGCGACGCGGTTGGCAAGCGTGAGGGGAACCCAAGTGTCGGCGAGACAGCAGCATGCACTACCTTAGTGAGATCGCAGTCGATGACGGCTTGGTCGATGAGCTGTGGGAGCGGGTGAAGCACTGCGGAAGCTTCTACTCGATTGGAGATGGATACTCGAAAGAGCACTTTCGAAGCGTCCTCTTTCGAAGCGAGAAGGTCTTTCGGGGCGAGGGGATGGTGGTGAGGCTTGAGGCCTACCACGACTACCTTGAGATTCACCCGATCGTGCTAGGGCCGTCGGCCTTTCGCCATACGAACGAGATGCTGAATGAACTCATCGAGGTGTCGGCGAAGTCCTTTGACCGAAGGCCGATTTGCTGTATCATCCCTAACAGAATGAGAGGGGCAAGGTTGCTCGCACGATCGGCGGGGATGATCCTTCGCGGGTGCGTGGAGCGTAACCTCTCGGGCGTGATGATACCGTGCGGAGTGTGGAGGTAAGAGATGTCTACACCAAACCCTATATCGACAGTTTCGGGCCAGAGCGGGGCACAGAACTACGGCTTCGTGGATCCCTCGGGGGCGAGCGCTTCGATTGGAAACGCCCTCTACGGCACAGGTGGCGCGGTCACGGGTGGACCGCTTGGGACCTACAACTCCAACGTCAACCCGGTCCTCGGACAGGTGGCAGGGCTGTCGGGGCCGCTTCAGCAGACGCTCTCGGGCCTTGCGAACTATCAGGCAAACAACGCCTTGAACTCCGTTGCGTCGAACTTTGCAAACCAAGGAGGGCTCGGTTCGGGCGCGGCTGCCCAGGCCTTCGGGCAGGCGATTGCCAACCCCTTCGCACAGGCGCAGGCGCAGCTTCAGCAGGGGCAGCTCCAGGCGGGAAGCTCCGCCCTCGGGAACCTCATGAACATTTCAAGTTCGGCGTACAACACCGGGCTCAACCAGGCGGGAAACTACATGGAGCACGCCTCAGGCCTCGTGGCACCCACGTACTACACCAACCCCGCCTACACCGCCTCCCAGCAGGGAAAGCAGACCGGCACGGCTCTCGGGACCCAGCTTGGAGGGTCGCTTCTCTCCCCCTCGATCGCAGGAGGGGGAAGTCAGATCGCAAACGCGCTGGGCCTTGGGGGCGCGGGAAAGGGTGCGGCGACGGCCGCAGGCGGAACGAGTGCTCTGGGTGATGCGGCGGCTCTTGCCACGTTCGCATAGGAGAATGAAATGGTAACCCGTATTCCCCAGCCTCAGTTTGTGGGACCGGCACCTGCGGAGGTACAGATCCAAGCGGCGGACAACGCCACGCGGCAGGCAGCAATTTTCCAAAAGGGCGTGCAGGACGCGGCAACGAATTACATTCAGCAGAAGCAGCTTGGCTTGGAGCAGCAGAAGATTGGGGTTGCCCAGCAGGAGGCGAACACTCAGGCGAAGAACGCCCAGACCGAGAGCGACCGGCTGAAGATGAGCCTTCTTGCGAATGATCTCCAGAAGGATCTCACCGAGAACGGCGCGATGAGCTACGTGGATCGGAAGGCCGAGTGGACGCAGCTTTTCGGCTTTCTCGCGGGAGGGGACAAGGACCTCGCGCGGACGATGTACGAGGGAGGGGCTGCGGCACTGAACAAGATGTCAGCTTCCCAGATGCTCTCCCAGGGGCTCATCGGAACGGCTCCCGGAGGGTCTCCTGCGGCCGCAGCCCCGACGCCCCAGCCTGCGAACCCGGCGCTTCCGCCCAATCCCGCGATGAGCGCCCCCCGGATGCCGTTTCCCTCGGGCACAGCGGCCAACCCCTCGCCGGGGATGGCTCCGGCTGCTCCTGCTCCGAGTGCTGCTCCCGGAGTAGCGTTCCAGAGACTTCCCGATGCGATCGAGGGAAAGCAGGGAATCGCGCTGGCTCCCACGGGACCGGGTGCCTCGGTTTCGATTACCGAGATGACGAAGGGGCTGGCAAACAACGCGGTAACGCAGGCGGCCAACTCGGGCCTGTCGAAGATCGCGGGGATCGCGATGGGGAATGTCGATCCCTCGACGGCGGTCACCCCGAAGGAGAACCGCGCGATCGATCAGGCGGTGAAGCCCACGATTCAGGTGTTGAAGAATGGAAGGACCCAGGCGTTTCTGGATGCGGGAGGGACTCAAGAGGCGCTTCAGCGCGGGGCCGACCAGCTCAACGAGGCGATGCAGAACCCGCAGTTTGCCGAGTTCATCAAGACGGCGAACATCTTCAACGACAAGGACACGACGGCCTACGACACCTTCGTGGCAAACGACAACCGACTCCAGGCGGCACTCGCCCGCGTCCAAGCACAGGACCGCGCAACCAACCAGCGGAACATGGCCGTGGCCACGCAGGCTTTCGGGGATCAACTGAAGTATGCTACGGCGGTCCAGAGGCTTCAGATCGAGGCGGCCAACGGGAAGAACAAGCAGGCGCAGGAAGAACTCAACGCGTACAACGCCGCCCTGGCGGCGGTGAAGAACTACGACGCGGTGGCGGACAAGGTTCGGGACCAGTACCTCAAGGACCACAAGGGTGCGAGTGAGGAAGAGGTGAACGACTACCTCGGGCAGGAGATGATCCGAACGAACAGCGGATTGTCCTCCGCGCTCTCGGTGGCGGCGAAGCTCTGGGGAAATGCCCTTGGCTACAGCGACATCCCGACAGCAGAGATCCAGCTCAAGGCTCAGTACTTCGCAGGCATCCCCTTTCTTCCCGAGACGAGACCCGCGCAGTCGGGGACGGTGCCCCAGATCCCGAATCCCCAGACCTCCCCGGGTGCGCAGCCCGCGCCCAAGCCGAGGACGGGAGGAACTCCCACCCAACCCACGGCGCAGCAGAAGCAGTCAAGCGTCGATGACCTCATCGACCAAGCCATGAAGTAAAGGGGGAATCATGTCCGACCCCTATGCGCAGCAGCCGGGAAAGCAGGCACCCAGCCCGTTCGCTGTCCAGATGATGGACCCGAAGTTTCGTGACCTCTCCTACGAGGACCAGCAGCGGGAGCGGATGAGGCTCTTTGCGTCCAAGGCGGCATCGAGTCCTGCGTGGCAACAGGCCCCGGATGACATGAAGATCGCAGCGCTCAAGCGCGTGAAAGACCTCTATCCGCCCGCTTTTGCCGACACCCGGTATGAGAACCTGCGTCAAGTCCTCGAGAGCCCCACGGGACAGGGGAAGACCCTTCGGTTCCTCTACGACATGGACACGCAGATGGGCTCGACGGGGCTTCTCACGCGTGGAGTGGTGAACGCGGGACGGGCGCTCTCGGGTGCGGTGGACAGCGTAGGGAGGTTCTTTACAGGGGGAGCGCGGCAAACGGTTCACCCGTCTACGTACTCGGACCTCGATCTTCGTCTCCTTCAAGCGGAGGGAAGGACACCTGAGACCGGTCAGCGTGTGAACGCCTTCGAGTACTTCCAGAATGCGTCTCCCGACGAACTCATGGCGAGAGCCATCGCGGGAGACAAGGATGGGGTGAAGCTCGCCTCTTATCTCCAGAGGAAGTACGAGCACCCGGTGAACCCGAACATCCCGCTCATCGGTGGGCAGACTCCCACGCAGCTTCTCGGGTCGGCTCTGGGCTACGGGACGGACCTCCTTGCGATGAAGGGAGTGGCAGAGGCGGTCCCGGGGGCCGCGGGCGCCTCTGCTCTTGCGAAGGTGGGAGCGAGAGCTGCGGTGACCGGAACCCTCGGGGTGATCCGTGGCGAAGTGGCAGAGGCGGTGAATGCGGCCCGTCCCGGGGTGGCACCGATTGAGGGGGCTACCGACACCTCTCACGGGATCGTGGAGACGGTGAAGAGCATCGGGCTCCTTTGGGGCCAGTGGGCCGCACAGGATGCCGCTTTCGGGATGCTGGGACAGGGAGCGGCCGAAGGGGTCGCTCGGATCGGAAAGACCTTTGGACGGGCGCTCCTCGGACAGGGAGGGAAGGCGCTTCCCCATGCGGAGATGTTCGAGAAGACCGCTGGGGGGGAGTACACCCCGGAGGCTGCGCGACTCCAAGACCAGTTCTTCAAAGGGAACGTCGATCCCGCCGCACGGAGCCAGCTTGGGGCCACGGCGAAGGACTGGTCGCAGAACTACTCCGAGGCACTGGACTACTCGCGAGAGAATCCCATGGCCCTCATGGACAACCCGGTGGCCGCGATGAAGGTTGCGAATACCTTCATCCTTTCCGACAGCCAGAGGCCTCTCGGTGTTTCGATGGTCTCCGACGGTCCGAACACGTGGCGGATGCGAACGAGCCTCGGACGGGGCGGAGAACTCCTTGGAGAACACCTCACTCTTCCCGAGGCCGAGATGGTCTCGCACGGGCAGTGGAGCGATGCCATCGAGCAGGAGCGGGCGCAGACTGCGAAGTGGCAGGCCGCGTGGGAGGAGAAAGGCGGCAAGGAGGACCTTCGACAGATCCAGTCCCACGACATGCACCTGAATGCCCTCCAAGATGCGTTCCCTCACGACCGAATGATCCGTGACTCCCTCACCATCATCGAGGGAAACATGGAGAGGCTTCGGCCTGAAGGGGCGGCGAAGGGGCTTTCCGAAGGCCCGATGCTCTCCTACGGCGAGGTGGGGCAGCTTCGGGCCAACGGGATGAAAGTGGCTCGGATCTCCGTGGACGTACCGAGGGAAGGCCTTTCCAACATCGAGAAGCAGGGATCGCTCTTTCCCACCGACCGCCCGACGAACCTCCAGACCGTCTCCTCGGGAGATTACAACGGGGCGATCGTGTATGCGAAGGCCGCACCCGATGGGGTGTGGCAGGCCTCTCTCTCGTGGGCCGACCAGGCGCTCAAAAAGGGAGCCGAGGGAACGCGTGAGGACCTTGCCTTCTGGAAGCTTCGGGATGGAGGATATGACGCGGTTGAGCACGCCGACGGGTCGGTGACCGCACTCTACCCCAGGGAGCAGATCAAGCACGTCACTGAGTTCGTGAACAAGTGGTCGAGGGAATACACCGCTCCAGAAGAGCTTCCCACCGTTGGCGGGGCCTCGGTGATGAGCCCCGAGCGTCCGACAATGTACCGGGCACCGGAGGGTCTGGGTCCTCAGGAGCGGGCCGAGTGGTTCATGAACGCGGTGGCACGAGAAGGCACCGGGAACATCGCCAAGTTCGGCACTGACAACTACGCCCTTTCCATGAAGGGATACCCGCCGTTCCAAGGCTCACTCGATGAGGTGACGGATGCGTTCCTTCTTCGCTCGACCACACCCTCGCATCTCCGTGCAAGCCTTGAGAGCGAAGGGATGTCCCTTCGACAGGAGGGTGGTCAGTACTCGATCCTCGACACGGACGGGAAGGTGCTGGGGTCGGGAGCCAACGTGGCCCAGGCGATGTGGGAAGCCAAGTACCGCCCGAAGCTTCTGGACGGTCGGTTCGGGCCTCGAAACATCGAGATCCTTCCCGAGGGCTCTCGGTTTCGCTACTCAGGCGATGGGGTGAGCGGAAGCCTTCGGGATGTCTACAAGCTTGCCTCGCAGTTCATGGATGTCGCGGCAGAGGAAGGAAGGAAAACGGTTGCTTCCACGGGAGATGGCAAGCTCACTGCCGATCATGACGGGGCGTACACGGTTGAGATCCCCGGGTGGGGAATCCGCGAGCGCTTTGCCTCATCGGCAGAAGCGCACGAGTACCTGGACGGCAAGTACAAGGAGTACGACAACGCCGAAAGGCTTGCGAATGAGAGGGGCTTTGCCTTCACCTATGACCCCAAGCGTGGGTATGTCCTCTCGGATGCGACGGGAACCTACACCGTTCACTCCATGGATGAGGTAGGGAAGATCCTCGCGAAGACTCCTGACCCGAGGTGGGCTCCCGGTGGGCAGTTCGACGCGGGGGTGACGCTTAAGAACAGCGCCGACGTACCCAAGCTCGCCTCGGACGTGATCCCGCTTGGGAAGTACGCAGGACGAGGACCACTCGGACAGGCAATCTCACGCGCGAAGTCGGTGATCTCCGACTGGCTCGCACCGGCGAGGACCTCGATGGCACGGGCCGAAGTGGAATACGGGATCAAGGGATTGGGTCAGGCGTTCTCCAAAGTTGGTGAGGGGATCAAGGCCGCGAGTAACCAGAGCTACGTGGACGCGCAGAAGGCGTTTTCCATCGAGCGACTCTACAATCTCTCAAACAAGGACTGGATCGCCGTAGACAAGGTGATGCAGGCCCTCGGGGAAGAGGACCGACAGCGGACTCTCGAAGACCTCGGGTACACCGAGGGCTCACCGAAACGAGCACAGATTCAGGATGCGGCTTCTCGGATGCGAACGCTCTACAACGCCTCCTACACCCGTACGGGCCAGAACCCCGACATCATGCTCATCGACTTCGCTCGAAAGGTTCATGACTGGAAGCAGGCAAATCCACAGGCCTACCAGGAGATGGAACTCTCAGGACCCGACGGGATGCAACAGCTTGTGCAAAGGGTCTACGGGGGAAGGGTTCCCGAAGACCTCGGGTTCATGTCTCAGTACGAGCGTGTGGCTGACGTGGATGGGATTCTCAAGGACCAGAACGCAATTTCCAAGTTCATCGCCTATTCCCACATGGCAAACCGGTGGGCGCTGGCAGGGGAGAACTTCAAGGCGTTTGCCGAGCGCTTGGCGCAGCCCGACGTTCCCAAGCACGTACAGATCCTTGGGCAGCACTACATCGACGAGGCGCTGAATGGATCGAGGAGCGAAGCACTCGATGTCTTGAAGGCTCTCGGAAAGGAAGGCGAAGGTCCCCAGAAGATCATTCTTTCCTACCTCCAGACGGCAGCGGGAATGGGCGCGTACGGGTTCAAGCCTTCCAGTGCGCTCACGATCCTGGAACACAACTACCTCCTCGGGTCGGGCTTCCTCGGGACCGAGGCGATGAACCGGGGGTTCAAGATGGCCTCCGACGGAGGGCTCGATCATCTCAAGGATCTCTTCCAGAAGGGCGTGTTCACGGGCAAGGTTCCGATGTACGGGTTCAACGAGGCGGCGGGAGGCGGAGGGACACTGGCATCGCTCTTCAACCGCCTGGGGAAAGCCTCGGGCTACTTCGTCCAGAACGGGCATATTCTTGGGAGGGCCGGGGTCTACGACGCCGCCTCGTGGCTTTTCGACAAGCACCTGAGAGCGTGGTTCGATCGCGGGAAGGTCGGGGACTGGACCCAGAAGGCGAAAGCCATCAAGGCCTTCAGGCTTGACCCGGGCGCGTTGGATCAGGTCGAAACGCTTCTCTCCCAGGGAGACTACGAGGGGGCGAAGCACGCGTACGCGCAGAACATGACTGACCAGATCGCCTTCGGCTTCCGACCCGAGGACCAGGGGAGGGCACTGAATACCGGCATCCTTGGAAAGATGTTCGGCCAGCTCACCGTCGTTCCCATGCACTACATGGCAGCGCTCACGAGGCTCGCCGGGTCGGGAGGGTTCTTCGATCGGACGGCCGCGCTGGCGACTTTTGCGAAGAACACCGCCGCGTTCTACGGGGCGAACCGTATGGCGGGGCTCTCGGGCGGAAACCTCATGCCGTGGCGGGTGGTGACGCTGAGGGGTGGCCCGCTTTGGCAGGCAATGGTGAACCTCTCATCGAGCCAGCCGGGAAAGAGAGAGCTTCAGACGGCGATGAAGGAAGTGACGGCCCTCGCTCCCATGGGCTCCCAAGTTACCCAAGCCGTCGAGGTCATCAAACAGATCGAGGCGGGAAGACCCTACGCGGCGTTTCTCACTGCAGGCGGGTTCTCAGTGCGGCCTGACCTCCGAGCGCCCAAGTAGATATTTTGCTATATACCAAGCGGTAGTGTGGACTGTGTGAAGACCTTCAGGGTCCTCAATGTCAGGAGCGTCCGAAGGAAATATTGCACCACAGACAGGACATTCCACTTTTCCGTCTTTTCTTCTCATGCTGAAGCCTTTCTCACGCGAGAGGCGAATTGATCTATCGAGGCGATCACGACGGTCACCTCTTTTCCCTCAACGCTTCCCTGGATCGCCGCCCGCTCGCTGTAACGATGGATCGCGTAGTGGTAGGGGCCAAGGGTTCGGGAGGAGAACTTCTTTCCCTCGATGTCTTCGAGGACGAGGTTGACCTTTCGAAGGTCGGGAAGATCCGAGAGGATCACCCGTGCCTGCTTCCGTCGGCGGTAGAAGTAGCACCTTGCGACGTTCTCCGAGACCCCGGCGAGAGAGGCGATCTCTTTGAGAGAGAACGGGAGGTTCGGATCGGAGGCGTGGTCCTTGTGCCATTTCGCGAAGTCGGAGTACCTCCGCTTGGGATTGTAGGAGGGCTTCTTGGGGAAGAAGGCCTTGGGCTTCTCCACTCCGTTTGCCATGAGGATCTTTCGGGCAAGATCTTTCGAGATCCCGCAGGATCGGGCGGCAGGACGGAGTGACCCGAAGTGACGATACGCGGCAATCAGTTTCGAGGTTGAGACTTCCTTTGCGATCACTTCAACAACTCCGGGTTCTCATAGATGTTGCCGATGACCTTCACATTCTCTCCGGTGAAGGCATAGTCGTCGTCTCCGAACGGAAAGAAGTGACCGTCTTCCCTCCAGGAAACGACTTCTTCAATTCCTCCCCAATCGTCGCGCCATGCATGACCCACGACCTCGACGACGTCGCCCTCGTAGATCTCTCGGCCGTTCTTGTCCTTCAAGCCAGTGTACTGCATAAGGATGGTTCCTTCATCGAACCATACCTCCTGCGCCGGAATCAATTCGTCGAAGTCCATTATTTTCTCGTGAGGGTTCCACGCCCTGAACTTGATCTCTCTCATTTCGTTTCCTCCACGTCCTGGTAGCCCAGCCACTTCTCGCCCGTCCATCGATATATTTCCTTTCCATCGGATGAGGGATAGGGAAAGACCTTCTCACCCCGGCGGATCTCGACCTTCCCCTCGTCTACAAGCATCGTGATCCCGTCCTTCGCTTCCTGGGTGGTGAAGTGGCCCTGACGAAGGAGCTTCTGCCGGGAGACCTCGCCGCGCTCTCTTAAGTACTCTTCCATACGGCCAAGATACGGCTTCTCATCCCCGGCCTCAAAGCCTTTCATGACGGGAAGAGCCTCAAACCACGTCCGCTGGATGAGGTGGATCGCATCCTTGATGTCATCCTTGTCCACGAGTTTCGGCCCGATCTCGTAGCGCTGGATTCGAAGGAGCATCGCGATCTTAAGGACCAGGACGTGGATGCGGCTCTTGAGGCCCTGGTACTGCGTGTCTTCCTCGAGATCATCCCACCACTTGTTGTACCACTTCTCATAGTACTTGTCGGCCTCAGGGGTGAGGTCGAACTCGCCCACCGCGTGCTCGGTGATCCAGGCAAGTCTCCTTTGAAGTTCCTTCTTCGACGGGGCCTCCTCCACGATACGCGGGCGGGAGAACCGACGATAGGGAGTCTTCGGGCAGTAGACGATCGCAGAGCGAGAGAGGAAACCATCTGTCCGTACGGCGTCGGAAAGCGAGCTACGGAACCCGGTCATCGTCGTTCCTGCGAGAAGGGTCGTGTGAAGGTTCTTCAGGACCATGGCACGGCCGCGCTTGACGGTGCGCCAGATGAAGGGCCGGTCACAGTCATAGAGTCGAAGGAGGTTGTCGATGAGACCGGTGTTGTAGCGCTGCTGGCCTGCGAGGGTTGCGAACTCTCCCGCAACGATCCCGACCTCGGAGGTGAGGGAGTACCATGCGTCTCTTCCCGTCGCAGGGTTCTTCAGGCGGTTTCCTTTTGAGTCCTTGAGGTAACAGCCCGAAGCCCCACGGAACATCCCGGGAAGGAGCGCACGCTTGTTTCTCGGGTGGATGCTCTCCAAGAGCGCCTCGGGTGAGGCCTTGTCCTCTACGATGTTGATGGTTTTCATCACGGAGAACTCAGGACTTTCGATGTAGTCGCGGAAACCTTCGAGGATCGAGACCGCATCGTTGATCGCCTCGCCCTTATGGGCGATCCCGGCAGGCCCCACGAGGATGCAGTAGAAGTTCGACCACAGGTGGTTCTCACCGAACCGAAGCCACGCCTCGCGCTTGACGGCGGTAGAGAGGATGAAAAGGGTACTCCACACGGTGTAGAGGGTTGAGACCTGCTTTCCACGATGACGCGCCACGCAGTCGGTGATGAAGCCCTTTCGCTTTGGGAGTACCTCGTCCCCAGGGTCGGCCTTCCAGAAGTGATTCTTTGCCCGCTCTTCATCATACGCGACGGGAAGGTACTCGGCCTTTGGGGGAGAGAGGCTTTCGCTTCCGTTGTGGGAGTGAGGTTTTGCTGCCGGTGGTGCTTTGGTCCTTGAGCCACTCTTCATAGGCTTTCATCTCTCCCCAGGAAGTCGTAGACACACTGATGTCGGCAGGAAAGACGACGGTCTTTCCCCAGAGCTTTCGAGGCTTTTCCATGATCGCCTTCATGGTAGAGGCGCAAAGCGGGATGTCGGAAATCGGGCACTCGATCGTGTTGGAGTCATGGATCGGCCACAGGAGGAGCCACCCCGGGTGTCGCTCGCACTCTTCCCACAGCCCGATGAGCGACTCGTTTTCGATGTCCCCAGCGGGAGACTGGATGCGGGTGTTTATCCCTTCGCGCGAGACCTCATCTGGGGTGCCGAGGAAGAAGCGCTTTCGTCCCGTCGCAGTTGTACAGACACGAGTATTCCGTGCAGCTTCCGATGCCTGTTCAAAACCCTTTGCAAGCTTTGGATGAAAGTCGAAATACTTTCTATCCGCATCTCGGAACATTGCCATGGTAAAGTTGAACTCGGGGACTTTTGCACTGACACGTTCAAAGATACCACGCACTCCGCCGCCATACGATCTTCCAAAGACCGCAATCTTCGCTGCCTTTCGGATGTGCTTCCAGTCGGGATGGGACGGGGTGATGCCGAACATCGCTTTCGTGTTTTCATCGTGAATGTTTTTCCCTTCGTCGAACATCTTCTGAAGCACTTCGTCGTCGAAGTCATAAGCCATGACGCGAAGCTCAAGGTTGGAGAAATCGCCTGAGACAAAGGCATTTCCCGGGGCGGGGACGAAAACCTTTCGGGCGTCCTCCGGTAGATTCTGGGCGTTCACTTTTTGTCTCCGTACTCAAGCTTGCTGATATGGATGTAGTGTTCCTCGCTCGGGAGGTCTATCTTCGGATAGACAACGCTTGGCTTGTATTCAGTTATGTGCTTCCTGTACTTCGTGTGAAGAACGTCTCGTTTGAACATCTGCCACCAAGATGTAGGAGTCTCTATGATAATAGGGTCCATCCATTGCCCATAGAGCCATCCTTTGAAAGCTCTCACTACAGAGCCAGACAACAAGTCATCGTACTCTTCAATCTTTGCGGATTCGATTACTTTTCGAGAAACCATAGTAGACAATCCAAAACGGATCTTGTGCAGAATGATTTCTTTCATACGCTCTCACTCTCTTCCTGGCCCTCACCCGATGAGAGGCGCCCCGTGGCCGTCCCGTGGATCTTGAACCCGGCGTGGACGCGGCCGTCGGGTGCGGTCTCGAAGTCGGTATAGGTAGAAAGAAGTTTGGCCAGCTTTTGCCGTTTCTGAAAGAGAGTAAGGCAATCTCGGAGATGATTCAGCTCGTCGAACCGTGCGAGGTGCTCGGGCGTCGGACGGCGAAACCGAGAGATGAGATCAATCTCAGTAGTCGCCGCAAGCTTTGCCAGAAGGAGTGCCTTCTCATCCTTCGCAAACCCGGTCTTCGTCCGCTTGGTCTTGGAACGGGACCGGGCCAAGGGCGTGATCTTCTCGAAGATCGCAACGCGCTCTGTGAGATCCTTGTACTTGGCCGAAGCCTTCTTCTTTCGCGTGCCTTCTTCCTCATAGCTTGCAAGCTCCGCCTTCCACTTCGGAAGACTTGAGGGTGCCTCTCCGTAGAACCACCATGAGAGATGATGAGGAGACTGGAAGTTGAACCCCACCGGTAGTTCGGCGGTACTTCGTAGACTGCGTTCGGTCTCTGAGAGATCATGTTCGAGTTCCTTCTTCCACTTGGAAAGTCGGTTTCGGTCGAGCAGCATTCCGTTCCTCTGGATGGAAAGGATGGGGCGGATGAGCCTCAGGGAGTAGTTGTAGTAGATGTGCTCGGTTCCCGTGTCCTTAAGATCCTCAAGGAGAGGCGGGAGCACCTGATGGAGGACCACGGCATCCCGGGCATTGTAGGTCCTGAGTTTCTCATCATCCACCTCACCCATCTTCTGCCCAGGAAACTTGACGTCTTTCCAGTACGGGGTGGCGCCGTAAATTGAAACGATGTAAGCAAGCCGATGCGGAAGCTCAGGATGGATCGCGTGGTGTATGAGAAGAACATCGTGAGCGATTCGCCCGACGGGGTATCCGTGGTGCTCCAGATAGCCCACATCGAATGGAGCGTTCTGATACATAGTCGGACACTCGAAGAGAATCTCCTTGAGACAATCCTGGACCACATGGAGGTCTCCGTTCTTCCAGTAGGGCTTGTAGCCCTGGGAAAAGAAGGGGATGGAAAACGCCTCCTCGCCCGACACGGCGAGTGCCACCACGAAAATCTCCCCGTCCCAGGGTTTGAGGCTCGTGGTCTCGATGTCCACGCCGAGGAGAGGCTTTCGTTTGAGAAGGTCCTTTGTCCTTATCTCGATGTCTTTCACCGTAGGGAAGAGGAGGAAGTTCTCCTTCGGCGGGCTGTACCCTTTCAGGGCGATATCGACGGCCTTCGCCACGTCGGAGACCATGGTGGGTTCCTCCGACCACTGGCCCCTTATGATGTAGGAGGGATGGAAGGTCGGGACGGCCCAGAAGTTCAGACCCGCAACTGTGACTTCGTAAACTGAGCCACGTACTTTTCCAATTGTTCCTTCAATGCCGAGGGCATGTGTCGGGTCATTTCCCAAAGTAACCAGCGTCCGTACACCGAGTTTGTGGAGTTCGCCAAGCTCTTGTTCGAGTCCGGTCCGACACGCCACCATTGCTTCCGTTCCTTCAGGAGAGTCAAGGTCGTTCGCAGGTGGGCGACAGTTGATAAGATTGAGGAGATAAGCATTGTGTCGGTGGATTCCACCTTTTGCAAGCACTCGATCAAGCTCTTTACCCGCACTTCCAACGAAGGGATGCCCAAATCGGTCTTCCTCTTCGCCCGGTGCCTCACCGATGAAGGCGATCTTTGGCGTCTCTGTGACACTTTCCCCCCTCACTTTCGTGCAGTATCCGTCCAGAGGACACACCGAGCACTTGGACTTCGTACGGGTGATTCGGAAGAGCTTCACTCTTCATACTCCCATTCGTCTTTTGGGTTAAGCTCCCACGTACCACCTTTTGTCCACCAATATCTACCCGAAGGACGATAGATCGCGTGCCGAACACGTCGTTCGGGGTCTCCTCCTGGAATGAGTCTCACTTTCCTTCCACCTCTTGGAAGTTCCACCGAGGCTTGTTTCATGGCCTTGTCCTTAGAGAAGAGGGAAGTCGATCGCGGCCACTCCCCGGCATTCGAAGATCACCCCCCACAGGCGCTTGCAGTCGGTGACGAAGGAAAGGATGTCCTTTCCCTTCGCCTCGCCCGCGACAAGGAAACATGGGGTGGTGGCATTCACCTCGTAGACATCGGGCTCGATCCAGTCCTCGGTGGTGGGAAGGACGTAGCGGATCTCGGTGGCCTTGAAGTTCGGCCAATGTTGCGAGGTGACGAAAGCTGTGACGAAGCAACCCTCGAACCACGGGTAGCGGGTGGATTCCCCCACCCAGAGGATCACGATGTACTTCCAGTCTTTGAGGGAGCCGATAAGGGAAGACATCTCCTCGTTCGTGCCCACCGCTTCGCGGCAGTCCAGGAGGACGCCACGAACGGGGGATTTCAGCGAGAGGCTTTCGAAGGCCTCATGAAGTTTTGTGGAGAGAGCGGTGGGAGAGAAAACGACCCCGGGGCCGTCGCCGGCCCCAAGGGTCACATGAAGGGCGAAGTAGCCGCCCTGTCCCCCACCCTCGATCGGTTGGTAGCGAATCGAGGTTACGCGCATGTCAGGCCACCTTCACCAGACTTGTCACGCGGGGCCAGTAGAGCCTCTTGTTCGCGTCCTCGACGATGAAGCTCTTGTGGGGGCGCGTCGTTCCAGATACGGCAAGTTTCGGAAGCGCCCCGGGTGCCACCACGGCCACGATCGTTCCTTCGACCGAGTGACTTCCCCCGCGACCTCCTGCCTTCCACGCCACCTTGTCCCCTTTCTTGAAGGTTACCATGACGGTCTACCTGCGGCGCGAGGAGGAGGAAGAGGCCTTCTTGGAGGGAGCCTTCGAGGACCCCCCGATGGGCTTTCCGTCGTCGGAGAGAAACAGGTGGACGTGGCCATCTTCGTCGCGCTGCTGCTGGACCACGTTCTCGGGGCGCGGTTCTCCTGCCTCGTCCTTGCCCTGGCGGATGCCCAGGCGAACGCGGATGCGCTTTCCCGCGAAGTCCTCCGTCTCGTAGCCCTCCTCGGGATCGTACTCCACGCCTGCGGCCTTGCAGATGTCGGCGATCTCGTCGGCCGTTCGCTGCTTCGATGCCTCGGAGAAGCTTTCGTGCTCGGGGAACATCTCGGAGATCCGGTGGGTGTACTTCCGACCCTGCGTGCTCTTGCCCTTGTTCGGTCCTTCGGTGAACTCGGGGCCGTCGATCACCACGCCGGGGAAGTTGTGGCTCTGCCCCGGGGACTTTCCCCACTCCTTGATGGACGCCGCGCCCAGCTCCAGCACGTAGTCGCCCTTGGGAAGGGTGAAGTCAAGCGGCTTCACTCCCGTGGAACTCTCGGCCCCTGGAACCTTTACCTTCATGAAAAACTCCTCATCGCTTCCAACAGCATCACTCCCAGTTTGGTAGGTCTCAATCGAAGAGCGTCTTTCTGTTCCCCGGCGCGCTCACTCCGGAAGTCTCTGTAGAGGGTGTTCTTCGTGCGGTTCCCCGCGACGATGCACTCCTCCACATTCAAGACATGTCAGTTGGCCTCACCTCCTTTCCTTGAAATGAAAAGGGAGCCCTTCCGGCGAGGGCTCCCAAGCTTCTGAAGAAGATCCTTCGGAGGAGGTTGCATGCGAAAGGCCCAGGGAAGGCACCGGTTCGCCGGACACAAGTGCCGATCCGAGGGAAGTGTAGCACACAAAGCCCTCACGGTGGGAAGGGAAATCGTCGTGAAAGAGACACCCCGTGTGCATCGCCACTCCCATGCTTTCAACCCACGGAAGGGTATAGGACAGGGGCTTTCGGCACTTCAGGCAAAGCCTTCTCTTCTTCCTGACACGAGGCTCCATCCACCCATCCTTGTTTGCCGCACTTCGGGCACTGACATACCCGACGGCCGTTACATCGCGCAATCACGTGGGCGTAGAGAAGTTCCCACTCCCACCCGCAGGCCCTGCACTTCGCGATCATTCATGCCCCTCCGGGTAGTCCGACTTCAAGCACATCCATGCCACCCACGCAGTTGCCATGAGGATCACGTAGACTATGGCAGCGAGGACTATAGAAAGAAGGAGGTCACTCACTTCCCGCCTCCTGCGCTTGGGTCCTCCATGACGGGGCCGCACCACAAGATCCACCGTTCACCCTTCGCCTTTTGGTGGCCCGGGTGGTACCACTTCCCTCCCTGCTTGCTGAGGTCAGTCGCCTTGACCACTTCGCCGCAACGCGTGCACCGCCTCGCTGCCTCGGGAGGGGCGGGCTTCTCCTCGCCATGAACGGAGCAGTGAACATTCCTTATGCAGGTGCAGGGAGCGACTCCAATCGGCCCGGCGGGGGCTGGCGTCTCGCGCAGGATGTCTCCGGCGGTCATCCTATCCATTCCGTAGATAGGACCACGCGCCGCATCAAGCTCCGCCTCCGTTACGGGGCCGAACTCATCCTCATCGGGCGTCTCGTCGGGTTTGAGGAAAACATGCTCGGTTGCGTGAGCACGGTGGAAAGATCGAGCCGCCTGTACCGCCTCTTCCCGAGTAGCAAAGCGACGTGCTTTCCAAGCATCGATCGTGAATCCCGCTCCATCCCACCATGCGTGATCTACAGGGAGCGACAACTCCACGAGCCATGCCGAATCGGGCGTCTCGTCGGGGTAGCGGCGGAGTGCTACCGCCTCTGCCCTGCTCTTCAACAGATCGACGATGATCTCCGCGAAGCGAACGGGCGAAAGCCGTCCGTACTTCTCGGCGTCGGTCCGCATGCAGAATGCCTGCAACTCATCGAAGCACGGATCGCTTTGCACAAACGCCACAAACGCATCACGCTCTTTCTGACTCATGGCTTCCTCCGCTCGTCGTCCCGTCTCGTGTACTGGTCGCATCCGCAAGGCTTTGTGCAGCCGCAACGGACACAGGTGCTCTGGTGGCTCGGCGTGTAGTTGTCGCAAGCGCACGGCTTGGTGCATCCGCAGTTCTGACAAATGCTCATCCCTTCGTCTCCTTTGGCGGCTGGGCGCGGAGGACTGCGTCGAGGCCGCACGAGCATTGCTGATTGTCGTCATACTCGAATTGCACCACCGAATGTCGGGGGGCACAGTTCGTCTCAGTCCAGTTGATGTACTTGGCGCACCCCGGCTTGTGCTCAGCATATTCCCTAAGCCACGTCCCCTCGGCAGGCTCGGGCGGGTGGGAAGCTATTGCGTCCAGCGCCTCCCTTTTTGCGGTGTAGAAACCCGACCGAAACGCCATGTTGGTCTCGGACGTGTTCAACTCCTCCAGCGCCTGCCTCAGTTCATCCGTCTGGCTCATTTCACTACCTCTCCTATGCGGGCGAGCAGGGCGACTGCTTTAATCTCCCACACCTTCGCTCCGTCTTCATCCGTGTTCGCTATCCATGCAAGAGGCCCAGCATTACAGATCAGGTCCCGTGCCTCCCGGAGCAGCGCCTCGGCGCGTTCGGCACGGTCCTCGGCCTTTCCACAAGTGTCTATCCACGATTGGCACTTACATGGCGTTCCAAACTTGGCACGCTCTGCAAACTCAGCGCGTTCTATTGCGTCGTCCCGTTCCTTCTCGCAGGCTTCAAGGTCGGCGAGGATGGCCTGCTCACTCTCGGTCACCCCGCCCCTAAGCGCCTCACACCGGGCCCTGTGCTCACTTGCGGTCATGGTTTGCCTCCTAAAGCTTCGATCCGATAGAAGGATTGACTCTCGCGAGAAGCTCGGTGGCTCCCGCCACGGCCGGTCCCAGGCGTTGCTCGCGCTCCTTGTACATCTCGACGGCCTTGGAAAGCTCTGCGATCTTCCTCTGGTAACGCTCTCGTATGTCCTGCCCGATGACGTTGGGCATGTGTTCGACGTCCCAGGTCCAGCGGCGGTTGGCCTCTCGTTTCCCGAGGTGGTAGGAAAGCCACAGGATCCCCGCGACCACGAGGAGGGTGAGGAGAAAGGCACCGAGTGCGGGCGCGTGGAACCCGAGAAACTGGAAGAACTCGATGAAGGCCATGTTATCCTTCCTTCCCGAGGAGATAGTTGAGGGTTTCGATGATCTCGTCGATCTTGTAGTGAACGACATTGGGGATCTGCGCCCCGTTGAGCTGGCCGAGGGGTCTCACGAATCTCGCCTCATTCACTGCGATGGTCTTGTCGAGAATCTCCAAGGCAAGGTCGAATCCATCCACCCGACCCTTCACCTCGGTCCTGAAGGCCTCGTCGCAGTAGGAGAGATCGGCCATGGCAAAGAGATCGCGAGCTTTGGCAACCTCGTCTCTGGTCTTAGAAAGAAGGCTCATGGCGTCACCTCGTAAACCATAAAGGCCACGTACTCCTGGACGAGCCGCTTGATCTTCTCGGCTCCCTCGGTCTCATCGCTTCCGGCCAGAGAGTAGAAAACATTTCGCTGGAACTTCATTTCAACCACCTCGTGGTGGGAGATGAAGTACCCCACCTGCTCGCAGAAGCTTGCCTTTCCCGCGCCATTTCCTTCGTCCCTGACCTCGATGATGTTGAGGAACTTCATTCGGGCCTCCGTATCTGCGCGTAATGGGCGATCCGAATGGCGGGGGCGTAGTGGTAGTCCCGGGGCGGAAGGTGGAGCACCTCGAAGCCGTCGGTCCACGGATTCCCTGGAGTCTTTGCCATGTTTACGATGTGACAGAGGTACCAATCGGGTTCCATTTCCAAGTCCTCATGGTACTCCATCCAAGGGCCGCATGCCATGCACTCCTGTGCGCGGTTCCACAGGCACATCGTGGCGGCCATGGTGAGGTCAGGGTTGACGGATGCGGCCATGAGAGTGAAGTTGAGCCACGGTTCGCGCTTCACGCTTTCCCTTTCTTCACGTAGTACTTCTCGAACTTCTTGAACGACGGATTCTCGTGGACATCGAGGGGAATGCCCTTGCGGGACCCGGTGAACTCGATCCCCCGGGACTGGAGGGGGGTGAGGTAGAACTTCATCCCGCCCTCCTTGTCCACCTCGGTGTAGTGGTAGTAGATCTCGTCGAAGAAATGCGGGAGTCGGTTCCCGAGGGCCTGCCCGGTCATCGCCGGCTGCTGGTATCTCCTTTGCATGTCATCCTGCTTGTCGGCGAGTTCTGCGGTCATCCAGACGTGCATAGGGAGGGTCTTCACGGCGTCGAGAATGTTGAAGAACCTCTGCATGACGAGGTTGTAGTCCTGGAGCTGGAGGGTCTCCATGTGGGTTCCGCTCTTGTCCGTGTGGGCCTTGTCCACGGTGATCTCGTGGGCGAAGATGTCGCAGAACGTCGTGCCCGAGTCGATGATGAGGGTCTCGGGCTCGTATCCGTAGGACTTCACCTCGTCCCAGAGGTTTCCCTTTCGGTACTTCAGCTCCAGGACAAGCTGGTGAAGATCCCGCCAAGACCACAGCTCGTTCTCTCCCACGTCCTCGGTCCAGCGGACGAAGGGAAACACGCAAGGGTCGGTCTTGCAGTTCACCGGGATGTCAGTGGCAAGGCCCGCGTCGGCGTTCGCGATGACCGGGTTCGGGAAGGTCAGGGCAAAATGGGTCTTCCCGACCTTCGAGTATCCCACCGAGAGACCACGGACGTAGGCCGAGGCGATGTCCGAGAGTCCCTGAGAGTACTTCTTCTTCGCGGTGGTTTTAGCCAAGGTGCTTCTCCCATTCATTCAGAGGCTTGGGATCAAGCCGTGTGTGATTGGTATGGGCGGCGTACCAGCGTTCGGGTTCTCGCTGACGGTCTCCGTCCTGTGCCGTCACCTTCGCCGCGCCCCAATGTATCACCGGGACCGTCGATCTCGGGGTGATGGTCCACCAGCCCTTGGCCTCGTAGCGACGAGAGATCACCATGTCTCCCTGGCACCCTTGGGGATAGGCCTTCGGGTCGAAGACCTCTCCTTGGTCACGGTAGAACCACTCGTCGGTGGGGAACATCCCCACCCGGCGGAACATCTCGGTACGGTGGAGCTGGAAGTACCGAGCCGTTGCATCCACCCGCATGTGGTCGGTGAAGACGGTTCCCGTGTAGGCGACGTGACGGGTCCAGTCCACTACCTTCACCGCGTAGGCACCTGTGCACGCCACCCCTGCGTCCTCTTCGAGTTCGCGGACGAGGAGGGGAAGGGCCGTGGGACCGATCACCTTGCAGTCGTTGTCCATGAAAAGGATGTAGGGAGTGTCCACGAGAGCCGAAGCGACGTTGCAGCACTCCTCGGATGTCTTCTCGTACGCTACGACAACTTCTCCGACAAGGTTTCTCAAGTCTTCAAGATCTTCGAAGTCGCTCCCACCGTCGGCAAAGACCACCCGGACCTCGGGGTAGAAACGCTTGAAAGCCCACAGGGCGCTTCGGGTAAAGTCGATGTTGTTGAATGTCGTCATGATGAGGGTCACGCGGTCCTTGAAGTTCTCTACGTCCATCGGTTTCTCCTTCCTATGAGATACGAGCCGTCAAGGGGCTTGGCCTCGTACCATGTCCACTGGAACTCCTTGTGCTTGAACGTTAAAGTCGAAAAGTACGCCTCGTTGTCGATGAAATCGAACACCGGCTGGTAGGCGAGGAAGATCGTATCACAGCACTCGGCCACGGTTTCAAGCACGATGTCTCGGATGGAGATGGGGCACTCCGAGAGGCTCCATGTGGCGAAGAACGCCGTGGGGCCGAAGGAATTGTCCCGAAGGAAAGAGAGGAACGTCGAGAGGTCCGAGGTGATGTTCACCGTCTGGGAGATGTAGCGCTGAAGGAGGGTCATCTCGGGGAGGTCGTAGACGGTGTAGTTCATGTGGCGAACCCAGGAGCGGCGGGTAAGGAGACCTGCACCGAACTCGTAGACGTTGTTGAAATACTGGTCACCGTAGAGGGAAAGCTGCCGCCGCATCACCTCCTCGGTGGCGGTGACGAGGAGATATTTCTTGGTGAAGTCCCAAGAAAGGTAATCGAAGTCGCCCTTGGCGATCTTCTCGCGGATCTCTCCAAGCCTCCGAGACCACGACCCGCCGACAAACTGTGAGGGGATATCGAGGGCTTTCTTTTTGAGATACTCAACAATATCCATCGAAGTCATCTCCTTTGTAGGGTTTGAGGAGAGCGATCGGAAGGGTCACCGGCAGGATCAGGATGATCCCGATGAGGAGTGCGATGGCGAAAAGGACATCGCGGGCTTTCCTCCAAAAGGCCTGGAGGCGAAGCCATTTGAGCTGGCGCGTCTGGGGGCCGTCGTGGATGCTCATTTTTGGTACTTCTCCAGGTTTCGACGGCGGAACTCCATGAGAGTCATCTGGTCATGCTCGGGGGAGCCGGTCTTCCAGAGAAACCAATTCCGTCGAAGGGTCGTGTACCAGCCGCAGAAAAGACCTGCGAAGTACACGAGAATGTAGGACAAGATGAGGACCACGATGAGCCATGTGGTAGGCATTCAGGTGCTCCTTTTCGAGAAGGCTACGCGGCGCTTTCCACTGTCTCCGAGGTTCAAGCGGATCCAGTCGCGCCAGTAGAAAGGGTTCGAGATTTGGGAAAGCCGCGTGGCGTTGTCTTTGAGGTCGGCGGAGGGAAGCCGTGAGTGATCCTCGATGATCTTTCCCTCCTCGTCGTAGCGAAAGGACCCTCCATAGGACTTCCATCCCCACTGGCTACGACGTTTCTCGCGGTTACGTATGGATGAGACCTTCGGGATCTCGCTTTCCGAGAAACCCATCTCTCGAAGGAAGGCATCTTTGAGAACGTTCTCTTCCGGGGTAGGGGTCAAGACTTCCTCCCGAGGTGTTCGTTCAGGGCTTCGATGGCAGCGTTGATTTTACGCAACGAGGAATGGGTGAGAGTTATCCCCCTTTCCTGTTCGGGTATCGTCAGCTTCTCCAGCGGCTTCGGCGCGGGGGGCTTGGGGAAGAACGCCTCCTTCAGGATGTTCTCCATGTAGTGAGTGATTGAGAGTCCTTCCCGTTCTATCCCGTCGAAGATTGCTTTCCTCAAGCGCTCCCGCTCGTCGGCGCGGATGTCAACGCCATTGCGATATACTTCGTCGGCACACTCCATTTGGCCCTGCTTCCACGCCTTCTCGATCTCGGCCTCGGCGTCGGAAAAGCGAACCCATTCACCTTCTTTGTATGGATATGGGTACAACATATCATCTGGTCCTACGCTTTGGTAGCGCTGCATGTCATCCTCCTGAGAGAAGATCTTCTGTGGGCTCAAAGATCTCGGGGGTTGAGAACTTGCCCGGGCGTTTCCTGAAGCCGGTCGGAACCTTGGACTTCGCGGTGAGGTTTTGACGGCAGATGTCGGCAAACTCGCAGGGGCGCCCGTAGGCCGAGCAGTAGAAGGGATTCCGGGGAAAGATCGCCGGGTCGTGGCCCGCGTAGACGGCCTTCATCTTCTGGGAGATCTCGGACGCCTGCTGGAGCGTTGCGTTTGAGAAGAAGGTGAAGTCCTCGGGCTCGCGGTAGACGAAATCCCCCCGGTAGTTTTTGATCGACGCGGGACTGTTGGCGTTTGAGGAAAACATCGTGATGTCGGGAACGACGGCGGTGATCTTCCGCTTGTAGTGTTTTCCCCCGCCCCAGAGATACGCGGTGGCTTGGTCTCCGAGCTGGATGGAGATGAGGGTTCCTTTGATCGACCACGAGGTGGATTTCGTCTCGTAGATAAGGGTGTTGGAGAAACGATCCTCGGCTACCATGTCGATCCTCGCAGTGAAGTGCCAGGAAGGGCGGCCGGGGAAGGGAATCCGTATGGAGCGCTCCACGTCGATGATGGAGAGGTGACGAAGATCATCCCGACCGAACTCGGCGATCCACGAGGCGAGCATGGCGGGAGTTCTTTCGAGCGTCGAGAGGTATTCTTTCCTCGACTCGAACTCGGCCTTTCGCTCTTTCAGTTCCGAACGGATTAGGGCGAGGGCGTTCTTTTCCTTTTCGGTCTTGTAGAACTCGGCCTTGCCGGCGTGGAAGGCGCTGCCTTGGAGGAGCGGCGTGGGAATGTACATCGGCTCCAAGCGCGGGGGGCCGAAGCGGATATACCCCTTCCGGGGACAACATTGGAACAGGTTAAAAAAGTGAATCCCCGCCGGGGAAGCAGAACGCTCTGTCACTTGGATCTCTTAGGAGCGTCCACCCATGAATCCTTCCAGAAGTCCCGTATGGTGTTCGGAACCCTGTAGTCCATGTCTGTGTAGCCTTCTCCATAGACTGGCCCTCTGAACTTGAGATCGTTGGGACGCTTCTCGCTTCCACGGATCTCGGGCTTGACGCTCCACCACCACGCCGAGCCGTCGGCGTTGAAGGATGCACCGATGGTGTCGTGAGGAGCGCTGCTCCAATCGGGTTTCCAGATCATTTTCATGTCGCCTTCTCCTTCTTGAAATAGACACGGATGACCTGAAACTCCAGTTCTTCTTTTCCTCTTTCCACTATCCCCACAGAGTCGATGTAGGCTTCGTCAGGCAGAAGCCCGTTGAAGCCCTCGGGCTTGAACACCTTGGATATGTCCCGAAAGCGCACGGCGTTCTTCTTGTACCCTATCTGCTGGATGATCTTCTCTTTCATGCCTTCTCCACCTCCGGTTTCTTGAAGATGAGTTTGACCGAGGGGTCGATGTCATGGATGGCCTTCTCGACCTTTCGGGCCTCGGTATCATTCGGGACCGGGATCTCGACTGCGGTGGCCTTGCCTTCCTTCCAGACGCGAAGGGCGTCTTCCACCGCCGCGTCTCGGAGTTCGCTCATGAGCTTTTCGGTGAGGGCGATGAGATCGAGAACGAGCTTGTAGGTCCAGTGCTCGACCGTCACGTCGAGGCGCGAGTCGAGATAGCGGTAGGGGGCGGGGTAGAAGAGCGGACGGAAGGATGCGGGTGAGGCCCAGAGATAGAGGGAAGAGGCCTCGTGGACGAGATGGTAGCGCTTCTCGCGGGCCTTCTTCGCCTCCTCGCCCTCGAAGTAGATGAGACAGTGGATGGAGTAGAAGAGGCTCACCGCGTAGTTGAGCGAGGTCATGTCGGTCTGGCGGCGGGAGCGAGGCTCGGTGAGCATCTGGTTCTGGGGGGAATTGAACCATGAGCGAAGGCTCTCGGAGTAGTGCGGGAGGGCGAATCGGAGGGGGGCACGGTAGGGTCCGCCCTCGGTCCAGGAGTTCTCGATTGCGATGTAGATGCGTTTGGAAGGGTCCATACCGCAGGTCTTGTCGGCGAAATGGACGGCAAGGTTCGCCACGGAGCCCGCCTGGAGAAACCAGCTCTGGGAGATCTCGGGAAAGAGGTCCTGAAGCATCGCGTTGAAGGCGATCTGGGTGTCCCCGAGCCAGGAGAAGAACGGAAGGTAGAAGAAAAGGCGCGACTTGGGGATGATCGAGTCCTTCGCGTACCACGCGGGGTCGCAGGTGACAGGGAGAAGGAAGTCGCACGGGGAGTCGAAAAGGTTCTCGACCATGTGGCGGTATTGGGTCGGAGAGGGGTCGGCGACGAGGATGACCGTCGGGTGAACGTCGATTGCGCGAAGCGCCCCGTAGGCCGTGGGGCCGCAGAGGATTGCGGGCGAATCCCTCCAGTCGTTGTCTGGAAGGTCGGAGCAAATGCTTTGGATCGACGGACCTGAGCCCAAGACGAGGAAGTCTTGAAAGCGCGAGAGCTTCTCACAGAGGGGCTTGGCTCCTCGGAGTTCGATGCCCGAGCGGATGAGTGAGCCGATGTTCTTCGACCAGCGGGAGACGTACTTCTCGATGACGTTCTCGTTGGTCGTGGTCGCGTTTGTGTTGAAGGACTCGATGGAAGCTTTCTGCTCTGGGGTAAGGTTCAAGGGATCTCCTTAAAAAGACGGCAGCCCGCGCCTAACTTGCCTTTCGGCCCCATAGTACGCGGGAAGTGCGGCGGGTATTGTATTAGCGTAGTGCCCTGTCGCCAGTTCGCACCTGGTTTTTCCCGACGCCCCTACTTCTGCCGTCAATCTTTCTCTTTCCAGAGACGAGGCGCGGGTCGCCGGGAATAACCCGATCCCGGGAGAACCGTGGCTGTTCACGCCCCGGCGCCCGAGCCTCTGAGCGGCAACGCCGCTTTGTCGAGGGTGCAGGAATCGAACCTGCGCGTCTGCACAGCCAGCGGTAAGGCCGCCCCTACCGATCCAGCAGCAGAAAGGGGCGCGACCCCCGGTGTTCCCACTACACCTAACCCCCGAAAAAACCCTCCACGGTGTGCCTCGCCGAAGGCCGGAGACCCGTTCCGTGGTATTTCCTTTTGTCCGTGGAGGGTCGAGACGCCTGTACGACTCGGGATCAAGCGCAACCGGTGAGGGTGAAGTCTTCACCGGGCTACCCGTTCCACCCGTACAGGCGCTTCGAAATGGCTTGTCAAAGAGTGGGGCGGGTCGAAAGGTGTCTGTAAGCGGCAACGCCGTAGTAAGACTTTCCTCTCGACCACCCCGGATGCTGTTGGAAAGCAAGGAGAAGATACCATAGGATGGCCCTACGGTGTCAAGTGTCGTCTTTCTTTCCTCCAAGAAAGCGCCTTGCGATGCTGGAGTAGACCCCGAAAAGGACTACTACACCACCGATGAAGAGCCAGTGAATGGTGCCCGAGGGTATCACGGTGAGAAAGATCCCTGATACCCAACCCAAGACGAACGCCCCCCAGAGCCAAAATGGCAGGCTTTTCATGCTCTCACCGAGGAGGAGGTTTCCTTCACCGCCTTGACGCCGGGGATGGCCATGGAGTCCTTCTGGAGCCTCGCCAGAGCGTTCAAAGCGACCATGTTGGCATCCAGGTAAGCGAGGAGGTTTGCGTCGCTTGCAGCGGCCTTGACGAGCGCGTGGAGGCTTTCTACCTCGGCGTGCCAGTGCTCGGTGAAGGACAAGCCTTGGACGGGCGGTACGAAAGGCGTGGCGGCGATGGTGGCGGCCTTCTCGTCCTTTCCCTTCTCCATGGCGCGTTCGATGGCCTTCTCCTGCTTCCAGCGCTGCTCGGCGGCGTAGCGGGAAAGGGAGTCGCGGATGAGGTCCTCGGCGTCTTTGACGAGCTTCTCGACGCTCTTGTAGAGCTGGTCTTTCGTCTTCAGGTCGGCCTTGGCTTCGACGAGGGCGCGGTAGAAGGCGGTAGACTGGAGATCCTTTCGGAGCCCCACGGCGTCTTTCACGAGGTCGCCGGCACGTTCGAAGCTCGGGGTGTCTTTCACCTGGATGGAGCGAGAGGACTCGACGAGGGAGAGTGCGCGAGATTTGAGGGTCTGAAGCTCGCGGGCTTCGGGTGAGACGGTCGCGACGGCGCGGGTCTTCTTGGGAGAGAGCTGTCGTGACTTGGTTTTCATGCGTTCTCCTTTTCAAAAAGCGTGTAGTAGTTCGCGGGGCCCGCGAACTTTCCTCTTGACCACTCGACTGCGACTGCGCTTGCGGCTTGGTAGAGCGGGCAGTCATTCGCAGCGTTGAGAACTTCGGGCTTCTCTCGTTTGAATCCGCCCGGGTGGGAATAGGTGTCTTTCTCCTTGAATCGGTTTTTCGGTGAGTCGCAATCGAAGAAGAGAAACCAGTCCATCCCTCCTTCGACATCAATGCGGTACCACCGACAGTGCTCGCAAAACACTTTGCGCTTTTTCATGCGGAAAGCCTCCTTAGTTTGGCTATGGTGAGAGAGATGTCGTCGGTGTAGAGGCGAGGGTTTCGCCAGAAGGCAAGGAGCTTTCGGATCTCACGGTGGAAGCCAAGGAGAAGGATCGAGTTCTCCTCGGGACCTTCGATGGCAAGGACGCCGGCACGGGAGAGACGCTCTATCGCGTCCTGGGACGAGATCGAGGAGAGATGACAGACGAGGGAATCGCGCGAGACCGTCGCGGACATGGGGAGGCGATAGACGGCGGTGGTCATGACTTTCCTCCCCACTGCGAGGCCATCGCATCGGCGATGCCTTGGTAGGTCCGCGAGCGTTCCTTCCACCGGTCGGGGCCGGGTGACATGCGATGGACACGGGCTTCTCGGCCCTTGACGATGCACGTCGGGGTGAGAGGGGGAAGTCCACGGAGCCACAGGCAGGTACGCTTGGTTTCCCCGTGGCCGAATTGCCACGGCTGGATGGATTGAGTGAAGGTGGGGACCTTCCACGCGGACCACAGGTAGTCCCGGGCGTAGTTGTGCATGACGGGATTTTCGATGGCGATGCGGGGAATGTCGGTCCAGTAGAGAAGGGCAAAGAAGTCGCAGGCTTTCATCATGAGCTTGTGACGGGAAGGGTCCAGCTTTCCTCCCGGGGCAAGCCACCGGACGCCGGAGTTGCACAGGTACGTACACGGGGGGTGGGCGATCATGAGATCGAAAGAGTAGGACTTGTCGGAAAGGAGATCCCTTACGTCTCCCTGATAGTGCCCGTCCCATCCGTCGGGGCGTTCGGTTTCGCTGGCGAGGAGATCACACGACATTGCGTCGTGGCCTTTGAGAACAAAGGCGTTTCGGACACGGCCGGAGTACTCGCAGGCAATGAGGACGTTCATGAGGTTTTCCTCCCTTCGATCTTTGCCATCTCGCGGGCGTAGCACTCGGGGCAGATGCCATGGGTATCCCACTGGTTGAAGGACTCGCCCATGTCCTTTCGACACCAAGCGTAGATGCGGCGGCCGGGGGCGATGGGAAAGGGCTTGGAGGTGATTTTCATGACCGCCTCCAGAGTGTGATTTGAAGGACCACCCATGGGTGTTTGAGGAGAAGGGGGTCAGAGACAGCGCGATACTCCCCGTAGCGTTTGATAAGAGAGCGCAGGGCTGCCGAGATTACCGCTTTGGGGTTGTTCCCGCTGATGGTTGTGATTCTCACTCTTCTACCCTCCAGCCGTCGTTGGGCGCAAGGGGAGAATCCACGGCGGAGTGTCGCGGATCTTCGGGCTGTCGCGTCTTGGGTCGGATGTCAAGGCAGAAGCGCAAGAAGTAGAGGTAGCGGGAGCCGGCGGCGCCTCCGCCCCACGGAATGAGAGCGGGGGTAAAGACGGGGTTGTGGGAGAGCTGGACACGGCCGAGGCGGACGGACCAGTAGAGGCGGCCGGTTGCCTTGTGGCGAAAATGGATAAACATAAGGACCTCCGAAGGAAACGGTTTGCGACAGCCCTTAGACTGTCGAAGACAACGGCGCCTACGGCGCCGGCGAGAGCCTATTTCTCTTTCCATAGATCCACGGAGCCAGAGAACTTGAGATAAACGCTGTCCCGGTTTGACATAAAGCCGCTGTCGGGCCAGAGGAATGAGGAGAGAGTCATATGGTCGCACTCATGGACATAGCCGAGTTCGATACCGTGGGAACGGATGCCGACGGTCACGGTGTAGAAGGATTGAGAAGGGTTGAAAAGGCCTTGACCGTTGGATGTTTCCCAGGTTTCTACGGAACCACGAAGGAATGCGAGCCCGGCGATGACAAGCTCGGCGGAAAGGTTCGTGGTGAAGGTTCCCGGGGGCGTCATGTAGGCGGATAGAGATGCGCTGTCTTGCGTAGCGAGCTGGTAGTGCATGGTGCCGAGTGAAAGGGTGTAGAGAAATGCAAGCCACGTCATATCACACGATCCTTTCGAGGAAGGAAAGCATTTTCAGGGTGAGATCTTCGGAGAAACAAGGGAAGCTTTCGTCATCTTCTTTAGCAAGTTCGGCGATGGCCCATGCAGCGCTTTCGGGGATGTTGAAAGTGATATCGCCTTTGTCTCCCCATTCTGTGTCAATAGGCAATCCTTCACAAATGAGCTTTGCCATCGCATTTCCGTTGGAATAGCGATTGCCCACCCAATCAAAGGCCTCGCGTTCGGATTCGGTGAGAGTCAGAGTGTACATATGTCCTCCTTGCCTTTCATTTCATACGTCATGGTTTAAACCTCCGATTCTCTAAGGCCTCTTCAGAGCCGGTAACACCGGCTGACGGCGCGTGGGTACGCGCCGTTTCGGCCTATTCGCTTTGTGCGTCGGTGAGCGCTTTGGATAGGGGAAGATTTTCCGCCATCCTTTCTATTCGGTCCGCTCGAATGCGAAATTCGATACGCGAATGTAGCGCCCGAGGGCAACACCGCTTGCGATGCATGAGGGGCAGACTACCTTGCGGGCGGTTCGATCATGCGTGTGAGCCCCGGGGTAGTTGTACAGAATGAAGCCATCATTCGGTGGGGTGGGGAGTTCAGCGCCGCAAAGTTCACACTGCTTGGTTGCCATTGCTTTTCCTTTCTATAGAAGGGTTACGAGGGCCGTGCCGCGCTCGTCAACGTGCGTGGTGAAGGCACGAGGGAGGTGCAACGATAGGAACGTTGCCCTCAATTCGTTCCGGGAGATGGGTTCGGAGAGATCGGAGATGTGAAGGATTGCGCCGGAGGGTTTTGCGACCATGACGCGAGTGATCGGGGTGTCGGTCATTTCCACGCGACTCCCAGCGCCAGCAAGTCAACGTAAACCGTCTCGGCCGTCTTGTTGTAATCTTTGGCAAGCGCAAGAATCATTTCGGGAATGCTCTGACCCTCGCACTCTCCGAACCCGCCCCGGATCCACTGCGCCAAGAGGGACAATTCCCTCCGGTAAGAACCCTGTACCGTTTCGTTCATCGTCATTTCTTAAACCTCCGAGGGAAAGGATGGAACAAACACAACGTGTTTGTTTTCAAGAGAGAGTGTATCGGAGACGAAAAGAGCGGTCAATCACCTATCGAAAAAAAGATGAGATTTTTGTCTAAAAGACATTTATCTTCCTACACGCTTGTGTAGTGGGGAGGGAAAAAATTCGCGCGTTCGCGCGAAATTCGCGGTTTTCAACGCGAACGCTGTAAGTCACGTGGGGGCGTGATTTGCGATAGTTATGCACAGGCAAAAAGGGTGCTTTTCGCGTTTTCTCATCGCGAACGTTTAAGGGGGCAATATAGTCCAATATCTCCAAACCCGTGTTATATAAAGTGCCGAGGATACGAGAATTACGCGAAAAGTAGAGAAAAGTAGTAGTAAAGTAGTAGTATGTAGTTATGTAGTATGGAGTTATGATGTTCGCGTGATTTACGAGAAAGTCATGAGAACGTGCGAAAGGTTTTGATTTCACAAATCGGTTAACGTAGTGCATCATTTGTGTCCATTCCTTGCACCGAAACGATGCAAACGAACACGCGTTAGGCGATCCTAACGGCCGTTCGACGGCGCAGGCCATCCTGGCGCTGACAGAGTGGGCATGGAGGCGGGTCTCGGGCGCGAAGCTGCGCCGGCTTTGGGCGCGGAACACTGGCGCGAACTGTGCGCCCGCGTGCGATGCGAGCCGGCAGGAGAGCGAATGGGAAACGGCCATGCGACGGGGGGAGTATGTCCCTCCCGCTATCGTCCCCAGGACGTAAGACAACATCTCCGTCGCCACCACCCCGCTATTGACCCCAGGTCATTTCAGTGCTACACATCTCTTGGAAAGCGGAAAGCCGGATGTCCAGTGCGGATCTCCTTTCGCCAGAAGTGCTCCTGTTCCCTTAAGCCCGAAGACTTTCCCAAGCCTTCCTTCAAGACCATCCAGGTCCCCGACATGCTCGACCCTTATCCCGAAGCGATCCTCGACATTACCTACACCTGCTCCAAGTGCGGCACCCCTTGGGGCTCCAATCAAGTCGAGACGGCCAAATCCTTCCTCGAACGTCTTCGCGAGGAAAAGACCTCATGAGTGATTCCCTTCGGGCCCTCCATCGTCGCATCTTCGGCCGCGACGGCTACCGCTCTCTCACCCTCTATCTCAAGCCGGTAGGCTCCACGGCCGTCACCCAGCGCAAGTTCTCCCTTGACATCGATCTCGATGACGTAAAGATCCAGGCCTTGCGCCTTATGTCGGAGAACGAAATCAACCGTCTCTTTGATCTTCTCTATCTTCCCGAGAAGGATCGAGAGACCCTGAAAGGTCCCGTCTTATGAATCCCTTCGACGGTATTGACGGAAAGGAACTCACCACACTCTCTGACCCCGATTTCCGACAGACCGTAAAGGCCCGAAGCCGCTTCCTCGTAGAAAAAGCCATGCGGACCTACGAGGAGGTCATGGACGACGACGATGACCCCGGCGCCCGCGTCCTTGCGGCCGACCGCATCATGAAGTTCGCCGAGGCCGAGGACACCTCCAAGTCACTCCCGACCGGTCTCTCCGAAGAGATCTTCAAAGTCGCTCTCCTCGGCCTGGGTTCCCTCGCAAAGATCGCAGGGGCCACGACAGAAAGCGAGAAGCTACGAGACGTGACCCCCGCGAGAGCCGACCCCCGGCTCACCTTCATTCCCGATGACTCGCCTCTCAATCGACCTCCCGTCCTTCCGCCCCGGGTGCTTGTGGAAAATGGGCTTGAGCCCAAGGAGATTTTCGATGAAGAAGACCTCAAAGACCTCGAAGAAAGGTAAGCCCCCGCGCCGGGGCGAAGCCCCGGTCTCCACTCGTGGCCCTTCCACTCGTGGCGAGTCCTTCTCTCCCATGAAGCTCTCGGGGATGGAAGACTCCCAGAAGCAATACAACGCCGAGGGGTTCAAGAAATGATTCCCTTCGGCTGGACCCGGATACGGCTCGTCGGAGGCTCCATCCTCGCCGTCTTCCCTCCGTCCTTCTACCTCTCACCCGAGGCCTTTAAGCTGACCGCCCAGGCGCACAACTACGCATGGCGCGAGCCTTATGTCAAAAACGGCCGCGTGAGCGCCGAGGACCTGGCAACGCTTCGGTGAAAACCTACAAGCGCATCGCATCCGACGACGGCTCTCTCCTCACCTTCGAGATCCCCTCGCACTTCGCCATCCGACCGCATCCCGAGGCGTGGGACTTTCCCAACTTCTCTACCGGCCAGAAGGTCCTCACCGATCTCTACGCCGACATCACCTCTGCCCATCCCACGACCTCATCGCGCCAAACCATGGACGTCATGCGACAGGCCGGTCTTGTCAACCTGTGGTTTTTTCTCAAGGTGATTGCCGGTGCGTTCGGCCCCTACGAGTGGCTCAACGACACGCTGAATCTCGACATGTGCAACTGGCGGCAGAGCGACTCCTGCATGGCACCCGGGTCGAGGTGGCTTGCCCTCATGCCGCGCGGACATGGAAAGTCTTCGATCTTCTCCCACGGTGCGAACACCTGGATGGCAACGAGAGACTCAAGCGTTGCGATCAACCTCGTGAACGCCGTCATCTCGCGCGCGGAAGGATTCAAGAATCTTTCCAAGAAAACGATCGACTCGAATGCCCTCTACGCCGCTCTCTATGGTCCCGGGTGGGCGTACCCGGATGGCTCGCCCATTCCCTCGCGCGTTCCCGTTCCCAACTCCAAGGAATGGAACGGCGAGGTGATCGTGATGCCCAACCGGGTGAGGTTCGCCGCCGAGCCGACCATCAAGGCCTCGGGGATCACTTCCTCTGGAGAAGGAGACCACTTCACCGACCTCGATATCGACGACCCGATAGGGCTGGACGCCGTGGACTGGCAATACCAAGCCACGGTGATGATGGAGAACGCCAAGAAGTACATGAACACGAACCTATCGGCGCTCCTGCGGAGCGCAAAGCGTGGGCGTATCGGGGTTGTCGGGACGCGCTACTCCCAGGATGACTGCTACGCGGCGTTCGTCAAGGATGCGAAAGAGGTCGTCGGGGCCATGGACGAGGACGTGGGACCCGTCCCCGGAGGCTCTTGGAGCATCTACTATCGCCTCGTGCAGGAAGAAGGCGAGATGCTCGCCCCCGAGGTGATAGATGAGAAGCAGCTTTCGAAGCTCGACTCCTGGACGGCAGCCCTCCAGTACTGGAACAAGCCGCAGAAGTCGGGCCTGAATGAGTTCACCAAGTACGTCGTGAAGCCCTGCAAGCTTTTCGAGGACAAGCGAAGCAATCTCTTTCTTCTATCATATCGTGATGAGCTGTCGGATGATGTGAAAACTTTGAATTGCGCGACCCTAACGGGGGTGATCTCTACTGACGCGGCCTCGAAAGACCGCGAGGTGACGGCTCTGACCTCCCGGACTTCCATCGCCGTGTGGTTCATGGACGATGGAAACCGCGCTTTCCGTGTCTGGAACAAGGTCGGGTACCTCACGATGGACGAAACCTTCGATGCGATCTTCGAGGCGTGGGAGCTTTTCCCGGGATTGCTTCAGGCAACGCTCTTTGAGACCAACGCGATGCAGAAAGGGCTCTATCAACTCCTTGAGAAAGAGCAGGAGCGGAGGAAAATCTACATCGCGCTCCATGAAGCGCCCGCCAAGGGCGACAAGATCGCGCGGATACGGGCCGTTGTGGGGTGGTATTTCGCGCAAGGCCTCATCTATGCTACACCTGAGGCGGTGATCGAGCTTCAACAGGAGAAAGATGCCTTTCCGTCGCGCCGGGTGGACGTGCTGGATGAGACGGAGAAGGCGCTTTCGTGGATGAGACGGCCGGCGAACGCCGAGGAGATCGAGATGGCGGTGGAAAGCGACATCGAGCACGAGCTTTCACTCGTCGAAAACGACTCTTTGTTCGGTTATGGCATCCTTTTGGCCCTCGGAAGTGCAGCGTGGGTCGTGTCTCATCTTTTGCACTCCGTAGGAATGGCGTGACGCAAGGAGAAACGAGATGAGTGACCAGACCACCATAGAAATCGAGACCGATGATGACACCCCAAGGAAAGATCGGCCCTCGCCGAGCCCCCTTACGATCGAACTTTCGGATGAGAAGAGAGACGAGATCCTCAACTACCTTCTTCAGGAGCTTGAAACGTCGAAAAGCGAGAGGGCCGAACGCGTGAAGAAGTGGATGAAGTGGCGCCAGCAGCGGGAAGCCCAGCCCGAGACCACTGCGGCCGAGCACGCACTCTCGAATGCGTCTCGAATCATGCCGCCGCTCACCCAGATCCACGCGCAGACGGCCTACGCGAAGGTGAAGGGGTACTACGACACGGGAAAGCCGTTTTTCTGGCAACTGAAAAGCTACGCCGACACCCAGGAAAGCCACGATGACGCGAAGTTCATGACAAAGTACCTCGGGATTCTCGCCTACTCGCAGACGGACCTCAATATGCCGAAAATCAAGCGTATCGTAAGCGACGAGGCGACGTTCATGGGATTGCTCATGGTGAAAGTCGTGTGGGACACGCTGGAGTGGAAGTTCAAGGGCGATGACGGGCAGACGAAAACGATGACCTACCACGACGGGCCGGCGATCATCCCGATCTCGCAGGAGGACACCTACTATCCGCCGTTCTGGGACGAGATCCAGAGGATGCCGTGGATCGCGCATGAACTCCACCTCCCTCTCCATGAGTTCCAGAACAAGGTCGAGCAGGGAATCTACGATGAGCCCAAGACTGCCGACGGAAAAGAGATCGACCCGAAGACATGGGAGCGGGAGAACCTGAATGAGAGCGAGCAGGCGAATGCGAAACTGAGGTATCTCGCCCCGGGGAGCCCGAAAGTCATCGACTTCATGGAGTTTCACTTCTTCTGGGACATCGATGACGACGGGGTGTGGGAGGACGTGATCTTCACCGTCCATACGCCCTCACGGACGATCCTTCGGAAGGTCTTCAACGGGATTGCAGCGAGGGAGTTCCAGGAGTTCGGGTACATCCCGAGGAGCTTCATGCTGGAAAGCCGTGGGATCGGGCAGATCTGCGAGGGCCTTCAGGACGAGGCCTCGGGCACCCACCGCCTCCGAAACGATGGGATGAAGCTTGCATCCATAAAGATGCTCGCGGTGAGACGGGCCGTCCTTCGCGAGAACAAAAACACGATCTACCAGGGAAAGGTCTGGATCACCGACAACCCGAAGGAGGACATGGAGCCGATCGCTCTGGGAGAGGTCCCCGCTTCCTCTCTCCAGAGTGAGAACTTGGTCTGGTCTCTCGCCGCTCAGGCCACGGGAGTGTCGAGTCCCGACCGGGGCTTTGCCGACCCGACCCTCGGGACGAGGGACACGTTTCGGGGTCAGGAGATGCGGATGCAGGCCTCCCAGGGCATCATGGCCACCACCATCGAGAGCACGTCGGAGAGCTGGTCACGGGTGGGGCTTCTTGTGGTCTTTCAGCTCGTGAGGAACCGCGAGCGGGTGATCTGGAACGAGAGGCAGCTTGGAAGGCTCACCGACGAGGAGATCTCTCAGCTCGACCGGATTCTCAACATGGATGTGAGTGACATCCCGAGGAGATTCAAGTTCGACATCTATACCACCGACATCGAGCACTCCTACGAAGCGCGGAGGGAAACCCTCATCCAGCTCATGGAACTCACCTTCCAGGCGCAGCCGCAGCTCGTTCAGCTCTCTCAGGCGGTGTTCGGCCCGCAGGGTATGCAGTTGAAACAAGTCGCGCCTGACGCTTGGTCGCAACTTCTTGAGATCTACGTGGGAAGCGTGAACCTGCTCAAAGAGAGCTATCACTTCGCGGATTTCGACGACACGGAGAACTATCTCCAGGACGTGAAGAAGTGGGAGAAAGTCATTCAGATGTTGAGAGCGGTGAACGCCCAGCAGATGAGTGCCCTGGATGCTGCACGGAATCAAATGGGAGGTGCAAATGGCGGGAATCCTGGAGGACAGGCCGGAGTCCCTGTCGCTCCTAATGTCGCTGGACCCGCAGGAGCTGGCCAGCCCGGAGTACAGGGAGCAGTCGCGGGTGCTCCGCAGGTTGGCGGAGTTGGCTCGGGGCCTGCGGGGTAGCGAGTACTGGCAGTTGCTCCAAGAGGTTTTGATCGTCGATGGACTGGAAGTGGCGAAGGCTGCGTTGGAAAGCGAAGCCGTATCGGACAAGGAGTTGAGGGTGAGACAGGGAGAGGCGAAAGCCTACACCCGGGCGTATAACACTCTCATCGAGCTTGCCAAGATGCGCTTCGAGGAGAAGGAAGATGGCAAAGCAGGAGATTGATTTCTCTCCCGACAACCCTGAGAACGCAGCGATGGCGGACCTCAAGACTGTCGCCAAGAACGAGGAAGAGGCGCAGGAGGAGCTTGAGGTCGCAGTGGGGCCCGAGGAGGAGAAGAAGCCCGACGTGGTGACCCTCACGCCCGAGGAGTTCGCGGCACTGAAGGCGCAGAGTGACTCGACGAAGGCAATCCGCGAGGGTATCGAAGGACTTGGCTCAAGGCTCTCTCAGCCGACGGTCGTGGCACCGCCCGCGAACGTGCCCACCGAGACGCCCGAGGAGTACTTCGCCAAGCACGCCGATGACATCTTCGACAAGGAGAAGGGCGCGGCGATCCTTGCGAAGTACAACGAGATGGTGGCGGAGAAGAAGTACGGACCGCTTCTCCAGGGGCTTTCTTCCTCGCTCGCCAACACGAGGAAGGAGCTACTTGAGAGCCGAGACCCGCACTTCAAGCGCTGGAAGGGCGAGGTGGAGGCGCTTGTGGCCCAGCAGCCGGCAGAGGTCCGCTCGCAGCCGGATATCTACGAGCGAGCGTGGGCTTCGGTGAGGGCAAAGCATTCCTCCGAGATCGAGATGGAAACCGTCGATGCGAAGGTGAAGGAAGCCGTGGCGGCAGTCCTCAAGGAACACGGGATTGAGCCGGGAAAGCCTGCGGGGCGTCCCGCCGCGCATGTGAATAGCGAGGGACGGAGCGCGCCGACGGTTTCGACGGGAACTCGGAAGGTCACGGTAAGACTCCCGGATGCGGCGACGAGGAAAGCACTTGAGGCCGAGGCGGAACGCAAGGGCTTGGAGCTTTCCGACCTCTTGCGGATCAAAGGATACATCCAGTAAAGGAAGGAACAGATGGCAAAGGCAGGAGCATCAAAGGCCGCGAAGGCCGAGGCGATTCCCACCGTGGTGATGGACGTGCCGAAGGACACGATGGACCTCCAGCAGGTGTTCAAGGTGTCGGAGGACACGAGCGAGGCGGACATCGTGAGAGCCGACGGGATGCCGGGGGTTCGGATCGAGTTCGACTTCGTGCACTTCAAGAAGCTCTCGGATGACTTCGTCTCGGGGCTGAAGGCGCCGAACCAGAAGGCGTACTGGATCGCTCAAGGTGAGTGGGATAGCAGGGTTCGGCAGGCGAACATCGCCCTTCATTCGATCGACGGCGGGGTCGATCCGCTCTCGAAGATTCTCGACCGGCCGAGAGGAAGGAGCAATCCGCTGACACGGGACGGGGAGCGGGTGCAGAAGATCCTCGGCAAGGACTGGTACGTCACGTGGAGGGTCCAGGGGGGCGAGGGGGACATCACGAATGCCCTGGAGGCCGGGTTCAAGATCATACGGCATCCGAAGGACGAGGAGGAGGAGAAGGCAAAGAGCCCCTTCGACTGGACCGGGGACATCTGGAAGATCCGCGACGGGACAGCGGACAAGACCTCGGGAGACGAGATCTCAAACGTCATGGTCGTCATCCGACGGAAGGTCTGGGACGACAACCTCAAGGCGATGAGCATGGCAAGCCACAACGGGTATCGGCAGAACAAGATGCAGTTCCGCGAGGGGATGGAGAACATTTCCAGGGATATGCTGGGGGGCCGGGAGAAGGTGATCGCCCCGGAGTATGACCTTGACGATATCCGCGAGGAGGAGCATAATGGGATCAAGGAGTTGAGACGGGTCCGAAAGTGATCCGCCGATCAAGGCGTGGGGCGGCCTGACGAGCCCTGAAAGGATGCTGTAGGAATGGCAAATAGCAATGCGCCTTACGGGTTCCGGCTGTGGACCCGTGGGGTAGGAGGACCGGGCTCAAGCCCGACCACTCCGGGCGCTGCTGCGGGCGGCACGCTGTCCTCTTCAGGACCGCTTGCGATCGCTTCGGCCACGACGCTGAAGGTTGGAGACCCGATCAAGAGTTCCCTTGGCATAGGATACCTTGCCACGGGGACGAACGCGATCTACGGGATCTGCAACTCTCCGGTGCCGGGGTTCAACGAGACGGCCACGCAGAAGCATTACCCCGAGTTGATCCCGGCGGATGACTCGATGATCTGGAGGGTCCAGAGCATCGGGACGGTGAACGTCACGCAGGGCTACATCGGGGTGGCATCGAAGGCCTACCGGATCGGAAATGCGACCTCGGGGTCCATCGGGATCGACCTGTCGAAGACCACCGGTGGCGTGCTGGGGGTGATTGGGCTGGCCCCTGGATCGGCCCTCGGAACGTACGCGGAGTTGCTCGTCATCATCCGCCGTGGCGCGTTCTTTGGTGCTGGTTGAGCGTAAGGAGGTAGCAACATGGCACTGATGTCTGCTGCGCGACTTACGCAGCTTTGGGAAAAGGATCTCACAAGGGAGTTCTTCGACGAGTACGAACGGTGGCCGGCAATCGCCACGGGAGTGCTTCATACCACTTCCAACGGAGAGGACCACTACATCAAGGAAGGCTTGATGACGAGCTTCGGCTCGGCGCCCCAGGTCTTCGATGGCCAGGCCTTCCCGTTCGACGCGTTCTACCAGGGTCCTGAGAAGATCGTCTACTTCAACGAGTACGGGTTCGCCGCGCAGGCCACCCGGGTGATGATGGAAGACGACCGGCAGGACATCATGAAGAAGGTGGCAAGCGAGCAGGCGAAGGCCATGGCCTACACCATCGAGCTCCAGGGGTGGGACCTCATCAACTCGGGGTTCGTCACCACGGCTCGCGTGGGCCTGGACTCGCAGGCGCTCTTCTCGGCCTCCCATCCGATGTACGGGCCGCAGGGCGGCACGATCTCAAACCTCGTGACGGGAAGCCTCTCGAAGCTCAACCTCCAGGCGGCGATGGACAAGTTCGCCCAGCTCGTCAACGAGCGCAACATCCCGATCTACGCGATGCCTCCGTTTGAGCTTCTCATCCATCCGACCAACCGGTGGATGGCAGAGATCCTCGGGGCAAGCGAGTACGATCCGGACAGCGCCTCGAATGCGATCAACGCGGTGAAGGAGAAGTTCTCCTTCCGCATGGTCCCGTTCTTCACCTCGACCACCACGTGGGTGCTCGCCGACAGGAAGATGCACGACCTGCGCTGGGTCTGGAGGCGCAAGATCAAGTACGAGCCGGCCATGGACTTCATCACGGGAAACGTCCTGTGGAAGGCCCACATGCGGGCTCTGGCTACGTTCTTCCACTGGAGGGGCGTCGTAGGCTCGACGGGTTAGGAAAGGAGGTACGGGATGGCGTACGGCTCAACCGTATCGACGGGCCTGACGAGCTTCATCGGGCCGCCTGACATCTCGGGGAACCCCAAGGCGAGGGGTACCGGGACCAAGATGGCCATGGGGATCAACGCCACGGGGACCTCGGGGGCGTACACCATGGTCGGGGACATCCAGAAGAAGGGGGGAACGCCGCCCACGGGGAGCCAGTACGGGACGGCTCTTCCCAATACGGATGTCATCAAGAGCGCGTTTCTCGTGCCGGCAAGCGCCAAGGCGGCGCCGAGGGACGTGACTGCGACCGCCTCCATCACGGCTGACAACCAGGTGACGCTCACCGGTCTGACCGGTGGTGCCATTGGGTCGGCTGCGTTCCTGTTCGTCATCTTTGACCAGCAGGACAAGATGGGCGCGAAGAACTAAGGACTTTGGGTCATGGCCTACGCGGGTCAGATCCAGTTCTTTACCAAGGAGCAAGTGCTTGCGGGGACCTCCACTACGGGGGTCCCCACTGTTTCGGGGACGGATATCTCTTTCCTTTCTTCCGACAACTCGATCAACAGCACTTCCACGAACTTCGTCACTTCGGGCTACGCGGCGGGAATGCTCATCACGATTACCTCCTCGGGGGCGAATAATGGGCGACAGTATGTCATCCAGAACGTCGCGCCCAAGAAGATGATCGTGATTGATGGAAGCGTTCTGCCGGAGTCTGCGGGGGGAACCATCACGCTCTCCCATGGGTATGTCCTTTACGCCAACCAGGGACAGACCGATGCGAAGATGGGCGAGAGATCGTGGATCTGCACGGTGTGCAACCAGAGTTTTCCCGAGAGGCTCATACGGAAGTTTCGCGGGAAGTACTACTGCATCCCGAATGGAGACTACAAGGACATTGCGTCGATCCTGAAGACCGAACGTGCTCGACGCTACAAACCCGACGGGATTGGGCGCGAGCGGATCGTTCCTCCGATCATAGAGGGGTAGTCTTGTGAGGTTTTTTGTGCGGGCAAAAGCCCCAGAGATCGAGAGCCTGATGACAATTAGCACAAAGAACTTGGATATTCTTCGGCCAAGTCCTGATAATGATGTTGACTACTTGGGAAGTACCACCAACTCTCCTTGCCGAAGGAACACCATTCTGATGCTTGTGAGAGATTTGAAGAAACTCGAAACGCTTCTCACCACAGCACGCGCATTTGCCTCCATAGTGAACCAATATCTGTCTTCGTCGCTTTCTTTGGGTCTCTCTCGCCGACCTCCTTTTCTCTTCAGGTCGAGAGGCGTTGTAAGCGTTAACCCATGCGTTCACTTTTTCCTTGTTGGCTCTCCTGTAAGCCTTGTGCTGCTCGATAACCTTTTTCTTTTCCTCTGGGGAAAGTTCTTTCCACCTTCTCTGTCCTCGTGTCATACAGAGAGTGTAGCTTTGGCTAATCAAACTGTCAAGGAGGTGGTTTGATTGAGTAACCAGACCATTCCGGGGTTGAATACCATCACCACACCGTCCAGTGCGGGGCTCCTTTGGGTCTCGGACCCGAATGCTTCTCCCCAAG